AAGTTACCACCTGCAACATATCAGGTATATTGGACAATTGGAACAGACAAATATAACGAACCCGGTGACTGCTGGTATACAGAAGCCGAACTAGAAGGAGCTAATTAATGGACGTCATGGTACCCTATACTATTATTCTACAGAACACCACAACCGGAAGCGTGTCTAGCAAGGTCATACAGGCACCACAAGATGCTAAGCGCGCCCAACGGTATGTTACCACCAATCACGCAGATGCTGCCCATGTCGTGGCACTAGTGAAGGGTAACCATCCAGTTATTCATGGCACTCCGGGGTCAGCATGATGGACGAGCCGCTACAAACAATAGCAGACATTCTAGATTTCCCTGAACCAGGAACCAAAGAGCACAACCAACTGCGACTACGATCCTATAGGAATGAAAGGGTATCGGGTTGGGGGGTACCAGAGACAGAAATATTCGATACAGCCTGTAGTCTACACGATAAGGGACTGGTTAATATAGTCTGGGATGGTACAGAGCCCATGTTTCAAGTATCAGAGTTTGGTGCAGAGCTAAGCAAACACGTGCAAACGTCTGACTAGTATGGTATAATAGATCTATAAGGAATGGAGAGGACATCATGATTCGCGTAGGAGACCAGGTACAGCACATCGAAACCGGCCGCACAGGTCGCTGCGTTGCGCTACGCCGGGGAGCCGGCGTCTTTCTGATCCTGTGGGCAGACGGCCCTTGTACAAATCACATTGGGGGTGTGCTGCGGAAAGTGTAACAATACCAAGGGGTTAGAGCACCGTAACAAGGGGCTGTTACGGAGGGGCCTGTATACAGCCCGGGAAGGGCCCCCAAAACAGGCCCCCTCATGTGCCGCTTTAGGCCCCCTCTAGAGGCCCCCTTGCATACTCTGTGGAGCCTTCTCCCCGGCCACCGTCGCTAAGTCCGCGCTCTCGTTTCTCGAGAATATTTCGAATCGAACAGCAGCTCCATCTCGGAGCTTTTATTTTATCCAAAACAAAAAAACGTAGTACAATTAAAGTGTTACACCCCAACGAAAGGTTGATGATGGTTAAGTTGGTAGTAAATGAAGACAATTGGAAAGATGCACTCCCTATCGTAGTAATGCACTATAGAGATATGGAGATGATGGAACCGGGCACACCACTACTTAAAAAGATTCGAAAGCAATATGCAGATATGGCTCAAGGCGGAGATGGTGGTCCGGTAAGTGGTACCCCGAATATCAAGAGAGAGCGCTTCATCCGACACTATCCCTCAGTCAGGTCCAGTAGCTATCCCGATGCACCCAATGAGTTCTTTCAGGAACTATGTGATCTACTAGGATGGGCAAGATAAGATTTCAGAACGAGCAGTAAAAACCAAAAACCGTAAAATGACTCGAGAGATCTCGAGCATTTTTCTAATCGAGAGCAGACTATGAAAGGGTGGAAAGACAACCAAAAAAAATATACCATTAAGCTAGACACTAGTGATGACGTATGGGGGGCCGAACCAGACTTACTCAATGATCTCTATGATTGGGGTGACTTAAACCTGGCCAAGTATGAAAACAACAAGCAGGTGTGGGACGCCTATTATAAAGGAACATACGCGCGAGGCGCTTATATTGGTGACCTACCCATGAAAGGAAGCGTCCTCTCAGCCATGGACCCCTACCAGGAGAGATATGAGTTGCAAAAAGCAGACTATGAGCATATCCTCAAGAAGTGGAGCGGAACCGTAGTCCGGTTCCACCCCTACACATCGCATAGTATGAATATGCTTTACTCACCTATAGTAACACCAACGACACCAGCATACAACCAGTCAACAAGCCGGCAGGACTGGTCCGAGCCACACTACAACAAGTGTGGCACAGTCGTTCAAGTCGACAGCAAGCCCAACTATAAAGGGCAATGGCACGTCACAATCCTCTGGCCCGATGGGCTCATGAGCTATGAAAACATATCCGACCTAACAATCGTATTTCCGGAATCAGAATCGTAACTGCCCGGAGCTCCATATATTATTATAATGGCTATAAGGATTGGCAAACCTTGCCTGACTGGAGCACACTTGAGACATACAAAGAAGTTCGCGGCGGGAGATTTAGTACGCATCGCTGCCCTACCACGTGGGAATAGTAGTAGTCCCGTTTGGAAACCTGATCCTTCAGGGCCATACATTGGTTTGGTTATAGACGAGAAAGACATGCAAAAGATGAGTGCTATCGTGGGCCAATGCTTGCTTATTGAACTAGAAACAGGGGAGTTAGTAACCCTAAGCTCAAACCTGCTAGAGCATGCCCTTCACGACACAACTCATTTACACGCAAATTAATTTCGTTAAAGTATCTATAAGCTGATACGCCGGCGGCTCACCTGGTTATATTTGGGTTATTGCTAATGGGGATTAAGCTAAAGGTATATAATAGACAATATGCAAAGACGTGAATTTATGCGTGGGGATCTGGTTGATATACGAGAACCTGCTAATCATGCGTATGAAGAGGTTGACACAAAACGAGGCGCACTAGTCCTAGACTATCTAGCGAGTAACGTTTATGAACCGGCATATTGCGAGGTCCTGTTTCGGGGAAATATCTTTTACGTGAAGACTCGGTATCTCTACTTTAGTGACCCTGCTGGAGTGAAAGGGTAGGGGGTTGAACATCAACCTCATCCCGGGTTCACTCATACGGGTTAGTCTTAAGGGCATTCCGGTCCCACGTATATATTCCATTAGGTTCTACTAACTAGTGACTCTAAGGGCCTTGTGGAGGCTCCCACATATGCACATGTGGTCACTTTCCCCTTATGCTCCATAATTAAACATTAGTAAGTTCAAGTTACCGTTAATGTTGGCCGAACGTGGTCGTTTCCGTTTGCACCTAAGTTGCGTTATCTGAGTTCTGTAATTTCTTAATATGAACAAGGAGAAAACACAATGAAAGAACTATTAAAAGATGCCTGGGCTGTTGTTGAATCAACCGTTTCGGGTCTATGGGAAGTCGCTGGAGACGTAATTCAATTAGCAATAATTGAAGATCCATTTTGGCGTGGAGTTGAAATGACTCTCATCGCCGGTCTATTAATCTCTAAGAGACATGCAATACTTGATATTGCTGAGAAAACCCCTATAGTTGGAGGCATACTGGTCTATGTACCACGTAAGATTGACGAAGGCGTTGATTTTTTGATGTGCAAAGTCAAAGAAGGAATGTCTTGGTTACGTAGTAAGACCCTTGATCCGGTTAAATCCTGGATCTCGAAAGCTGACGCTAAACTAAGAAATAAATAATAACCTTTGTTGTGAGACATTGATAGACATTTAAGGATTGGTTTTTACATTAACGATTTAATAATTTAAAGTTTGCACCTAAGCAAACAACATTTCATGTTTTGTTGGAGTTATTAGAATGAAAATTTCTATAGATGATTTGAAGATGATCATTCGGGAAGAAGCGGGGCATCTCGTTGAGGGATGTCCCGTGGATCTTCCTTGTCCCTATTCGGCCGCCGAAGAGCTTAAAGCTAGTGGCGCTAGCCCTGAGGAACTTTTAAACTGGGTAGCTACCTTAACCCAAGAACTAGTGGGGACCGGAGCTCCCGATGCTAGTGCGGAGGGAGTACAAAGTACTCCGGACGTCGCTAGCACGATGGCTGCCGAACCACTACCTATGGGAATTGCTCTCGAGAGCCGGAGCAAACGCTCTGTACAAAAACTCTCGAGCCGCCAAGTACGGGCTATCATTGAATCGGTGGCCGGCCCGGAAACCCTGGTTCGGATCCCTCGGACCCCGGTCCTTCCCAAGAAATCGACTAAAAAGAATAAGGCCAAATCGGCCCGTCGGGTAAAACGCTCGAGCACTCTCCGCAAGCGGAGATAGTATTAGTTATGTTTATGTTGCGTTAATGTTTGTGTTGTGGATACCCCCATGCCGACTAGTTTCAGCATCCCGGTCCACTATATAGCGGTAGACAATTGGTGATTTTAAATTACATAGACCCGGGCGTAGCCCCGGGTCTTGTTTTATCTACATGCGGCCGCCTTGATGATATTTAAACCCTAGATGGCTTAAGCAAAAAGATCTTTGGTTGGGCTTAGGTACATCATATTTATAAAATGATAAAGACGTGAAATAACATTTTAAGTGTTCTTCAGCGTTCTATATAATAATTAGTTATGAAACAAGAGGGGTACCTTATATGCCATGGACTAGACCACTAACAGATAATTTTTCCGCATGGTATAAATGCGGAGGGCTAGCAGAAGAATTGCACGGTAGTGTTAATACTGCTGTTGAAAAACCAGGTGCAGATGCAATTGTAATTGGTGATACGTCTAACGGATCAACTGAGACTCGATTTGCTACATTCTGGGATTGGGGTAATCCAATGGCTGCAAACCGGCCTGGTGCACTTAAGATAACGCTAGGTGCCGCCGGCAATGAGAAGATTACTTCGGGTGGTGATGGTTTTACATTCTGTGCATTCGTCCGAGGCTGGAATGACGCTGCAATTAATGATCCTCGAGATGCATTTCTATTATCAGGTGCCGGTGCAGAACACCCTATCTGGTTTAAGGAGACCGCCGGCGCTGGTCTCTGGTCAGCTGCACAGGATTGTTTCGGGCCGGGTATTCATACGCTAAGCGGAAATGCAGTGTCTCCCCCGTATGGATCAAATATAGGGGGTACCCCGGGTACCTCATATGGTCTTCATAATATAACACCTCATGGTACTACTTTCGTACAAAATGAAGAAGCAGCCGGTCGATATGATACACCGTGGAATCATATTGCAATTACTATGAAAAGCGTCTCTGTATGGGTCGATGCATCAGATCCCCTGTTATTAGATGCAGGCTGGTCTGGTGTTGGCGACGGCTCACCGGGGGCAGTACAGTCTTCAGCCGTTAGGTATGATATATACCGCGATGGTGCTTTGGTGTCGACAAACTATTTACTTACCTCATGCAACCCCTGGCAGATTAACGAAACTGAATGGTTTATTAATGGTGGTAATCACAGTGCTGCCCTCGATGGTGCATTCCGCCATATGGCAGATGTAGGATTCTGGAAAAGGCAACTTACCCCATATGAAATTCTTTCTATCGCCGGCGATGGTATTGAGGATTCAATTGCCAATTCTGCTGGAGCCGGCGGAGGTTCAATAGTATCCCCCGGACCTGCTCCTTCTGCTGGTGCAGCAGAGTGGGTGAATGAAGAGGACATCAGCGATGGTAGTATCCTAGATGCTGCTAACCTAATGTGCACTACCCCAGAGCCCCATAGAGTTAACTCTACTTCAGTATTAACTATTAATGATATACTATCACAATGGACAGCGGCTCTATCAGACGACAGCATATTTGAGAAGTCCGGACATGAGGGTGATCCACAATTCATTAACTCTGCTAAGGACAGCTTTAAAAGATCAATTAATAATATTGCTCACCACCATGCTGTGTTTACCCATGTTGTTGCAGGATATGATAAGACTTGGCAGTCCATTGCAAGAACTGCAGTTGAAAAGCACAGTATAACTAAAGACTCCGAAGGAAAGATTACGGAGACAACCGAAGGCTATAAAGAGCTAGCTGCACCTCTATCTAATTTGGACATGAGCAGTGCAATTTGTGGTAATGCTCCAGGGTTCACCGGTGGGGTTAATACGATAATTGAGATTGTACCGGCGGACGGGCATCCAGGTGATCCAGCAGAAATATCATGGATCACCGACCCAACAATTGCCATGTGGAATGCCCCGCTAGCAACTGATGTTGAAGATGGCCAAATCCCATATGGTGCTGGATTAACAGCTGTTGTTACACCCGGTACCGGGGCTGCTGTTGGCCAACCGGCTGAGCCAAAGAACTCGCAACTTGGTGTTTGGGATATTACTTGGACAGCAACTGATAGCGAAGGCAATACTAGCACCATGGTTCAAACCATAACAGTACAAGACACAACTGCCCCCGTAATCACCCTTCCTGGTACCCCAACAAACATCAGTGGGTTTGATGTCTATGATTCGATATTATATAATGATGCGTGGGTCGACCCGGGATACTCATGGACTGATAACTCTGAAGCTGATATTGCTTATAGTCCATCTGGGCCGGCTCCGGTATTCGAATATTGGGCTCATGATGTGGTAAACAACGACGGTACCGGAACATGGGTTGCCAACGCTACGCTGGATACTTCTTTAGTACCTGCCGGCTCAACTTCATGGACGGCTGCTAACAACTACGTTTTGGCTCTTGCACCACAGATCGGGGAAGGAGGGGTCTTATGGAGAGTAACATATGAAGTATCTGATCATAGCGGTAACACTGCGACAGCTAAACGCTACGTAGCAATAAGAGTGGATAATGTTGCACCGGTATTTAACGCACTCCAGGCTAATTATTCAAATAGTGGACCATACGAATTAACTGCTGCACATGATAATGCCATATGGGCCGCTGCAAATGCATTACTTGATGACTATGGTACGACGATCACTGCAACAGATGATGTTGATGGTGCTGTGGGTATCACAACAACAATATTCCATACTGAACCAGCTTACTTAGGTGGTGCAACAACATCTGTTGCTAGTGTAGATACTAGCCGCATAGGTGTATATAACATTACGCTGTCAGCATCCGATACTGCTGGTAATACCTCGACACTAAGCAAGGAAGTCACTGTAAATGATACTGTTGCTCCAGCCCTAACATTGACCGAACCTAATATTGCATATATTGAAGCCGGCGGGGCTGTTCCATATTCTGTCAGCACAGCATTTGCATCAGCCGACATTAGCGATAACCAGGTACTTAATGGGAATGTCAATCAGGTTACAATTAATGTGATCAACCAAACTGGCGTGGTCTCAAATACATTTGGACCGGTTGACAACAGTGACGCTGCTGCAGTCTTAACAGCTGGGTCAGATATAACCACTGAAGTGAATAGTCTTATAAATAGTGCCGCATTAGGAAAGATTCAGCTTGAGTATACCACAGAAGATGCTAGCGGAAACTCTGCAACTACTACCAAAGATATTATGGTTGGTTGTTGTCCGGTGCTTGATGACTGGACGTTACCTAACGGTACCCAGGCAAACCTCTATGTGTCAGATCACCTATACTACGCCGGTAATTATGCATGGATCGCAACTGATAATAATGGTCCGAACCAAACTGGGGAATGGGCCAGATCAGAGGTGAGCGCGGCTGGTGGTGGAACCGGACCGGGTGTTCTCCAGACTTATGGCCCAATTGGAGGCGATCCTACGGTGATAGGGAATAATCAGGTAATCCCGCTATGTTTCGTTTTTGATCCGGTGAGGAATTGTGAGATTGTAGGTATGGGATTAAACAACGGTACGGTTACATCTGATGTACCTCCGCTAGTTGCATACTGGCCATTTGATGCCGCATGGGACGGCGAGCGAATACATGTTGATAATGGCAACGGAACGCCGGCGACAGCACTTACGGTGAAAAACATAACCCAAGCAGAATTGGATGTAATCGTTAATAATTCTAATACCCTGCATGGGAATGGTACCAATAATGGTTCTATCTGCTGCGGCCCATGGTGGGCGGCACAATTGGGTGGTGGTAGCTTGGTAGGTGGTGGAGGTAACCTTGTCGCTAACCCATGTGATCCACTCTGTGTATACCCAGAAGTATGCTCAGAAGTTGCAACAACGATGATCAATGGACTCCCGGTGACAACGCTATCGCCAGGTTCAGGCGTGTGGGAATGTTTCGACACTACGCCGGCGTTTGTAGCACCACCAGCAGGTCCGGATGGTGCGACCTCTGATAAGGATCTTAAAACTAATATTGCGTTTATCCCAACCCCAACCCTCACAGAGTATCACTTAATTGGACTACATACATTTGAGTATGACTGGGCCCCAATTGCAAATGACCTATTTGGGTTGACCGGACACGTAGAAGAAGGTTTCTTAGCGGAGCAGCTCGAGGAATTATTCCCTGCTCCTGATCCTAGTAATCCTCCTACATCTAAAGAAGATGGCCACCTGTGGTGGCATGAATATATGTCAGAAGAACAAAAAGCATTATCATCTGGTGTGCATGCATATTACACATTCTTTAACACAGAGTTATTAGAGGAAAAAATTGCAGAGGCAAAATCATCTAAAGAAGATGGTTGATTCATTCACTTGGCAATATATAATATAGAATGATTTTGGCATGATGTGGCCAATGGTTTGTAAGTTGTTTTAGAGTTAATAGTTGTTTCCAGTGGTGTTTAAGTCTCAGTCCTATTTTAAAAGACCAGGTAAGGAGACGTTATGTCAGACGATATTAACAGAACAGTCCTCGAGGCTATTAAGGATGGTTTTGCCCAAAGCCGTACTAGCTTCGATAAAATAAACGATGAAATTTCAAAAATCTCAGAAGCTGTTAACCAGCTAAATCTAGAAATACAAGTCCTCAAAGGTAATGTTGCGGCGGTTGAGAATTCAACAACTGAAGCACGAGACGATCTAAAACAGCTCGAATCAAAAGTGGCTGAATTAGAAAGGAAAGCTAGCGAGCTTTCCATCGCAGTAGAGATCGCAAAAAGCGCTACACCAAGACATCTTCCTGAACGAGTTGCCATTATGGAAAGCTCAATGGCTAGTATCAAAAAGTTTGGATGGATTGCAATGACCGGAATGAGTGGTCTTGTAATTAAGGCTATTTGGGATATGATAAAGGTCGGCTCATGACACTCCCCCTCTTCTTCGAAAACTCTAGGGTACCGGTTGTCCTCTCAAAGATCTCCCCTATAGAGATTGGTGCGATAACACTAGGGCCCTTTATATTTTCTAGAAATGAAATGTCTGACACTACTAAGAACCATGAGTGTATTCATTGGGCACAATACAAGGAATGCTTGATCATTGGCTTCCTCCTGTTGTACGGCACTTCATGGCTTATTAATATATGCAAAGGAATGTCTGGAGCGGATGCTTATCGATTCATCTGGTTCGAGAAAGAAGCATATGATAATGATCATGACTTTGATTACCTTCAAAAAAGAAAATGGTTTGCTTGGGCAAGAAAATAAAATAGAATAGGGACAAGGGTTGTACAATCGATCCATATAGGATATACTCTAATAGAAACTAGGTGAACACCTGTAGGTTTAAAAGGAGATAACCACTATATGAATTCGCTATCGCTATTCCCAATTTCTAGATTTAGTTTGTCAAACCCTCTTAGGGGAGACATTGAAACTCTATTTGATTCATTTTTTAATACCCCACTCAGAGCAGTCCAGCGGACTGATGATTCTTACTATTCTATCCCTCGTGCTAATGTAGCCAAGGGTGAAGAAGGATTTGCAATCCAACTAGCAGCCCCTGGGTATTCCCGGGAAGACTTCGAGATTAGCATCGAAGGCAATGCGCTGACCATCTCATGTACCGGAGAAAGCCACTCTGACGTCCCGGTTGACATGTCATATACTACGCAAGAATATTCTTATACTAGCTTTAGCCGTTCATGGGGCATGCCTCCGGAAGCTAATGCAAATGGGATTACTGCAAGATATGACGCAGGAGTTTTGACAGTCAACATTCCAGTAGCTAATACTTCTTCTGCTACACATACCGTAGAAGTACAGTAAACTTACGTCACTCAAGTTAGTTTGGATGTTGCAAGCCCCGGGAATATTCCCGGGGCTTTTTTTTGTGTATACAATATTTAATATGATGAAAAAGAACTTAACGAAAATTTATATCCTTTTGACCAGAATAGTACTGGCATTAGTATTTTCATTTCGAATATATTTTTTATGGTCGAGGCTATATTCATTACTCTTTATTTCGAAGAGAAACCGAACATTGCTCCCAACGCTCCATTCAGAAGCCGGTGGGGATTCTATCCAGATTCCCCTTGATAGAGTTACGAAGGTACCCTATGTGCCAGATGGGTTTAAAGAATTGTGGGATGTTTGTCAGCCCCCTGGTTTGATCGAGAGCCGAATCGTTGCAATCGAAAATGGTGAAAAATATGACACCACCGGTGCAATGGATTGTGATGACTATGCCAGATATATGGCTAACTCTATAGAATCTCAGCATTCCCCCTTGTTGCTCTCTGTATTATGCATTGATAAACGAGATATGAAGTGGGAAGTAATACCAAAGTTTCCTGGCCATATGGTTTGTGTCTTTACAGATAACCCATCTAATGGAAAGGTATATCACGTCGGTAACTGGAACCAGTTAAGATCTATTAATGGGGATATTGTGGGATCACGTGGTATCCGACATTATGGTTATGACTCACTATCGGAGATGGCCCTAGACCTAACTAGATCTATGGCTGGTGACACCGGAGAAGTTTTGGCATGGGTTATCATGGATTGCAACCTACATATATGTGGATGGGGCATGGGAGGCTTAAGCGATATGCTAAAGTCAACCGGAATAGACCTTAAAGATATTAAATCAAAAACATTAATAGGTTAGTGTGTTAACTAGATAATTAGTAACATACTTGATAGGGGTTTTAAAATGAAATCTAGTTTAGCGTTATTATGTACTGTTACCTTAGTTGTGGCCGGTGTGTTTTCTGTATCAACACCTTCTACAGCATCCGAAGGTACCAGAATAGTTAATCCTGGTGTCTTATATCAACAGTTCATAAATAATAAAAACAATGGAATTCCAGCACCTCCAGTTGAAATTGAGAATGATAGAAACTCAATTAATGTGAGTGCAATTCCGGCAAGGTTTATCTATGTTCAATTCCCGGGTGAAGAAAGTAAGATTATCACTCTTAGGGATCTAGATACCGCAATTAATGAAAGAGCAGTCCAGAGTACAACTACGGCAAGATGATAATATAAAGTATGTAAGGCAGTTAAAATGCGTAAGCTTTCCGAAGAAGAGAAAAGTGTTATCTTAGCTAAGCTGCAACTGCATATGAAGAACCTAGAATCATCAATCGCCGGAATTGTGAATGATCTGTCTTCATTTGGCGAGATGGATATTAATGAGAAGCGTAGGATACTTAAGCTTAAACAGTTATTACTATCTTTAAGAGTAGAGTATAATAAGATTAAGTTAAGGTATGAATAATATGATTATCAAAAAATCAAATTTAAGAAAGCTCATATATGAGGTTATTAATAACTGGAGAAAGAATTTCTACACCCCGTATGATGATCCATTCGGAATGGAAGATGAATTTGGGATGGACTTAGACGTACAGAAGTATGCAAATGCAGATGGCAGCTGGTCAGTTAAGATCAATTGTGGATGGGATGATACATTCTCTGAGCCCCTAAGAGTCTTTAAAACTGAGTCTGATGCTGAGGCTTATTCAAATAAGAAATTAGAAATTGCATATAGAGGGTATTTGAACAAAAAAGACTTATAAATCGACCCTTCCCCTAAGTATATTTTCTTTATGCCTAGAAAAAAGAAAACTATAGAAAAGAAAGAACCAACCGGACCCCAGGAATATAAGCAGTATAAGGTTGGTGATTATGTATACAGCCACCGACATCCGGACAATAAGCTAAGCTTTGGGAGGATAACAAACATCCACCTTAAGGATAAATCAGGTATTCCATGCTTTACGTTTGCATGTGAAATGTGTGGCCAATATCGATTATCAATGTTTGATCAGATCATCGATGATCCCACAACTAAGATGAGAAATGCAAAGACACGGGCAAAGAAGAGAGATCTTTCGCCTAAACCTAAAAAGAAAAAGTAGTTAGTATCTTATCTAATTATTCTTGGGTCTGTTAGTTCACGTAATGCGCGGAGTGACGGGCCGGCTGAGGCATTTGGCCACATATCATGTGGCGGTATTGGGCCTTGTGATCTAGTTATAAACCCATAACTTATAACAGAAATAATTTCACCCTCTGAATTTAAAACAATCGAACCTGAAGAACCTGGTGCTGTTGGGATTGCAAACAAGTAATGAGGTGTCTGTATTACTCTGTTTTTCGGGATTGAGCCGGCATAATAGCCTTCATACGATAATACTGCACCTGGCCGGCTTAAACCATGAGGGGAAGCTATATTGTATATCCTCTCGCCGGGGGTGGGAGGCCTCGAAGCAATGCGGACAGGGGAAACATCACTCATCATAGTATCTGTCCCTAGGACACATGCATCATTGCTAGGATCCGTTCGGACCTCAAACGCTTGAAACCTTGTACCAAAATAGTCTGTTAATGTCACTAAAGGTGTATACCGGTATACTAGTATATGAGGGGTAGGCGAAGATAGTTGAAATGTTATATGCCGCGTATCGAAGTCATTACATACATGGTAGGCAGAGATTACATTTGATGAGTCCCTATCTACGTCATGTGATATTACTGCAGCACTGCCAGTAATGCTATATGCAAATTGTATATTAAAAAATGAAGTAACATCTTCTTGAAATGCTTCATTCGAAAACATCGTACATACCCCATTTGGGTTTCCAGTGAGGTCGATACATGTAACAAACTCTAAAGAATTAGTTCGCTTAACAAATACCATCGACTCGATTGGACGATGATTGTCAGTATATGAAGGTTGTTGTATTAAATCTAGGCTGGACTTTAGGGAGGTAGATAACATAATCGCAGCAACAAGGACTGTCAAAAAAACCAATATTGTCCTTACATAGCTGCCAAATAATAATGTCTTCGTTTTTTCAAAAATATGAGATAGCACTCGTTTAATCATAGTCACCCTCTAATTATATTATGTTATTAACTATTTGTTCGAATCCAAATATGCGATTTAAATTAGGTTTTGATCATGTACAATGATCATCACATCAATACAATTGTATATTAATAGGTATGCGTATATGGACTTACACATGGAAAAAAGACTACTAAGATCGATTGCAGGTTCTTGGGCCAGAAGAAGGAACTTTTCAAACTTTAGAGTCGAAGAGATTGCATTGTTTATTAAGCTACAATCGAAAGGCTATGTGACGATTGAAGTAGATGAAAAGGATTGGGAATGGGCTGTACTAACTAGTGCAGGTAATGAAAGGTTAATGACATTAAACAAAAATTTGCCATCGTAGCTCAGTTGGTAGAGCAGCTGATTTGTAATCAGCAGGCCGTAGGTTCGAATCCTATCGATGGCTCCACATGCGGATGTAGCTCAGTGGTAGAGCTCCACGTTGCCAACGTGGTTGTCGCTGGTTCGAATCCAGTCATCCGCTCCATTATTTAAAAGGTATAGTTTATGACTATTATAGTAGGAAAGAATGTCTCAATTGGAGACAATGTTGAAATTAAAGATAATGATAAAAAAGATAGGTGGAATATGAAAGTAGGTTTTACATGTGGCGCGTTTGATATCCTCCACACCGGGCATGCGTTAATGCTAGAAGAAGCAAAGTCTGTATGTGATCATTTAATTGTGGCTGTGCAATCAGACCCTAGCATAGATCGAGAAGAAAAAAATAGACCAGTACAAAGTTACGAAGAACGTATTATGATGGTTAAATCAATTAAATTTGTCGATGAAGTCGTCCTCTATGATACTGAAGATGACCTGGTTGAGCTTCTTAAAAAGATCAAGCCTGACATCCGGATTATTGGTGCTGACTGGCAAGGTAAAAAATATACCGGTTGGGATTTGCCAATTGAACCCTACTTTAATAGTAGAACACATAGCTATTCGTCAACTTCCTTAAGACATAGAGTATACCTAGCAGAGCTACATAAAATTAATCACGGAATAGTTTCCTAAACCCCTAATCAAAGAGTATACTTTAATATGAGTAATAATGTACATTATGAAGGACTTTTCCCATATGAAAAACCTAGAGACTGTCAGGTCGAAGCTATTGACTATGCTCTAGAGCAATTTGGTGCCGGGAAGAAAATAGTTATCATCGAAGCCGGTACTGGAGTTGGTAAGTCTGCAATTGGTTTAACCATTGCTAGAAAGCTAAATAAGACACTACCAGACTCAGAACAATTTTTGAAGGGGTCATATTTCCTAACAACACAAAAGATTCTTCAAGAGCAATATGTACAAGACTTTGGTTGCTCTGGTGGGAAAATGACCTCCATTAAGTCTGCTTCAAATTACCAATGTTCATTTAATAGAAAAAGTAATTGTGCAGAAAGCCTAAGGGCGCTAAGGGTAGCAGAGAAGGGTACTCCTTTCTGGAAGAAATGTACGTTTAATTGCAACTATAGAAATGCAAAAACTAGCTTTCTAGAGTCACCAGAGGGTGTTACTAACTTTCCATACTTTTTGGCAGAGACACAATACTCTGGAAAGATCAGGCCAAGAAACGTGCTGGTAGTAGATGAAGCACATAATGCTGCCGTAGAGTTAAGCAAGTTTGTAGAAATTACAATGACAGAAAGATTTGCAAAGACAATGCTTAAGCTAGAGATGCCGGCATTAAATACACAACTGCAGGCTGCAACCTGGGTTCAGGATGTATATTCACCTAAACTAAACTCTTATGTCAAGCACATGGAAGCTATGCTCGAAAAGTATACCGGCCTTAAAGATAAAATTAAAGAGTTTGCAACCGTTGCTAAACAATATGACCTATTAGATAAGCACATGTGTAAGGTTAACCGGTTCCTTGAAGTTTATGATAAAGACAATTGGGTATTTAATGTTACGCCGCCAGATGGCCGTAAGGGTAGGAAACTCGAATTCAAACCTATTGATGTATCCCCATATGCAGAAGAGATGCTGTTCAACATGGGAAGAAAGATTGTCATGATGAGTGCCACAATTCTAGATGTTAATGCGACATGCGAATTATTGGGTATTGATCAAAGTCAGGTTGGGTTTATTTCAATACCTTCACCCTTCCCAGTAGAAAACAGGCCGGTCATTTCTGCTAGCATTGGAAAAATGTCAGCCAAAGAAATTGAGAACACATTGCCGAAATTGGCAGAAGCTGTAAAGGCTATCCTCCAACAACACAAGGGGGAAAAGGGAATCATCCACTGCCATACATTTAAAATAGCAAATTATTTGAAGAGAAACATTAGAGATAAAAGGTTGTTAACCCACAACTCTGATGATCGTGAGGAAGTACTTAAGAAGCACATGAAATCTAAAACTGACACTGTCATTTTATCACCTTCTATGACTGAAGGTGTTGATTTACATGGTGATAATAGTAGGTTCCAAGTTATTTGTAAGGTGCCGTACCCTTATCTTGGTGATAAACTCATTCGGAAAAGAATGAATAAATGGGAGTGGTGGTACCCACTACAGACTGCAAAAACCATCGTCCAGGCAGTTGGGCGTAGTGTCAGATCAGACGATGATCATGCAGTAACATATATCCTAGACAGCGACTGGTCATATTTCTTTAAGAGAAATAAGCAGTTTTTCCCGGGAGGTTTTCGGGATGCTATCAAGTGATATTCGGTCATATAGGCTTTCTTATTAAAATAGGAGATGAATTCATAAGGATACAAAGCCTGTACGATCATAATTAATATTATGAAGAAAACACTTTCTATATTTGATTTTGATGATACTCTAGTTTTTTCCGGGGCAGCAGTGCATATTACACATGAAGATGGTAGCACAGAGTCCCTAGAGAGTCATGAGTTTGCAACATATAAAGAGTTGCCGGGTGATGAGTTTGACTATAGCGAGTTTGACATATACCCTCCTGGTGGCCAAATAATCAAAAAAACATTCAATAGAATGCTAGAGACCATTTCAACTAATGGTCCGGAAAATGTCATAGTATTGAGTGCCAGAAGTAATCCTCAACCCATGAAACAGTTTCTATCAGATCATGGGCTAACAGCTAACATAGAAATAGTAGGCGTAGGAAGTTCGAACCCGGCGGATAAAGCAGCGTTTGTAAAGGGTAAATTAAAGGGTGGTATGTGGACCCATGTTGAAGTGTTTGAAGACTCATTAGCAAACATTAATGCAATTGGTGGAATGTTATCTAGCTCATACCCGGGAATATCTTACACAAAACATCATATCCAAACAGAGGGAATTTTGCGTAAAGCAATTCATTTTTTGATTAAAGAGCTGTTAGATATATAATCAAAACTCTAGTACAGGTGATAATTATATTATGATAAAGTTGCTTAGGGAATATGTGAGGTTAACTTTCATGAATACTAATATCCAACCTGGCGCCGGAATTATTGTTGTACGAAAATTCTCAAATGAATTTAAAGTGCTAGCGCTTTCTCGGCATGATGGCATTTTAGATATCCCAAAGGGTGGTATCGATCCCCATGAACTACCACTTGAAGCCGCGCTTCGTGAGACAATGGAAGAATGTGGGATTGTCAAACTTGACTTTACATGGGGGTTTGAGAACTTTATTAATGGAGCATTAACCTGCTATGTTGCAGAGACTAATGAAGATCCTACTATAACAAGAAACCCCCACACAGGAATGATGGAACACGTTTCCGCATCATGGGTTAGTTGGGATCACATTATGTCTAATACATTGGACTATGTTTTGCCGTGTATTGAATGGGCAAAAAGAACAGTAGATCCAGGAGATTAACGGTTTAGCCTATCGGCATAACCAAAAAATAGTATAATAGTTTTGCAGGCTATACATTCACCGAGTTATGGAGAATATTTAATAAAGTTATGTCTATATTTAAAGAACACAAAGATACTGTTGATCGATCGTCCACAGACCGACGTCGGCATAAACAAAAAATAGAAAAAGCCATCCGAGAAGGTGTACATAACATCATCGCGGATGAGAGTATCATTGGCCAGGACGGAAAAAAGAAGATTCGGATACCTGTTAAAGGCATCAAAGAATACAGGTTCGTTTACGGTGAAAACAACAACAATAAGCGTGTTGGATCAGCCCAAGGCAAAAACATTGCCAGGGGCCAGCAGATCGGCAAAGAACAAAAGCAAAAGCAACAAGGCCAAGGTGACAAGGCTGGAAATGAAAAGGGTGTTGAATATTATGATGTTGAAATTACCCTTGAGGAACTTGCCGCATATCTCTTTGACTCATTAGAGCTTCCTGACCTCGAAAGAAAGCAGATTCAAAAGATATTTGAAAAGAAGATGCAGAGGCACGGGTACCGAAGCGAAGGTATTAGGCCTCGTCTAGACAAAAAGCAAACGATAAAAAAGAAACTAAAGAGAAAGGCCGCGGCGAAAAGAGTTGGTACCTTTAAAGAAGGTGAGGACTCCGGTGAGGAAGAACGGTTCCCGTTTCACAATAATGATCTAAGGTATAGGCATATAAAGCCAGTAATGAAATCCACCTCAGCAGCTGCTATATTTTTTGTAATGGATATCTCCGGCTCAATGGGGAAAGAAAAAAAATATCTAGCTAGAAGCTTTTTCTTTTTATTGTACCAATTTATTAGGCATCGCTATGAAAATGTAGAGATTGTCTTTGTTGCTCATGACACTCAAGCATATGAAGTTAATGAAGAACAATTCTTTACTAGAGGCCAAGGCGGAGGAACTATAGTTTCAGTCGCACTTGAAACAGTTTTAGAGATTGTACAGAAAAGATTCCATCCAGACAGTTGGAACATATATACATTCCATTGCTCGGATGGTGACAACTGGCCAAGTGACAATGAGAAATCAGTTAGGTTGAGTGAACAGTTAAAAGAAGTTTCACAATTATATAGCTATTGCCAAATCGTACCAGAGGATGATAGGATTCGGTGGGCTAGAGATGATGAAAATACACTGGCTGGTGTATACTCACACTTAGAAGACTCTGCATTTAAAATTGTAAAGATCCACTCTAATGAAGATATTTGGCCGGCGTTTAAACGATTATTCGGAGGTAAGCTAGGTGTCTGATTGGAATATTAAATTACTACAAGAGTGGGATGAACGAATCCTTAAGTTAGCTCAGGACAATGGGCTGGACTGGCATCCTATCGTATATGAGACATGTGACTATTATGAAATGATAGGGCACATGTCCTACCATGGGCTTCCTTCCCACTATTGCCATTGGTCATATGGTAAATCGTTTGAAAGGACACACCAGCTATATGATGCAGGCCAGACAGGCCTTCCATATGAACTTATCATTAACTCAAATCCGTCTATAGCATATCTTATGCGGGAAAATCCAGCATACCTACAGATCTTGATCATGTGTCACTGTGTAGGCCACTCTGATTTCTTTAAGCATAACAGGATGTTTTCTAGAACGAACCCAGATACGGTAACTAGAAGATTCCGGAATGCTAGAAACAGGATTCAGGGTTATATTGAAGATCCCAGTATCGGCATGGAAAAAGTTGAAAATATCTTGGATGCTGCGCATGCGGTTAAGTACCAGATCAACCGGCACTATGTTAAGAGATTTAGTCATAGCGAACTTAAAGAAGAATATACTAAGAAAATTAAAAATGATAAGACCGGTGAGTACGCTGACTTTGATATAGAGAAAATACCTCTAGAGCCAGAGTATGATATGCTTAACTTTATTATTGATCACTCAAAAAATCTTAAAGATTGGGAGAGAGATCTTGTCGAGATAGTTAAGGCTGAATCATATTATTTTATGCCTCAAATCCAGACAAAGATCATGAATGAAGGTTGGGCTAGTTACTGGCACTACCGATTAATGCATGAGTTAGAGCTTCCTCAAAAGTACCATGTACCCTTTCTTAAGAGCCACAACCAAGTTATTAGGCCACATATCGGTGCGGTTAACCCGTACCATTTAGGGTTTCACTTATTCCAAAAGATTGAGGAAAGATATGGCATGGAACAAATGTTCCTTGCTAGGGAAATTAACCATGACATGTCATTCCTTAGAGAATATTTGACTGAAGATGATCTATATGAACTTAACATGTTTTCATTTTCTAAGAAGCGGTCTGGATACTCAATTGATGAAATTTCAGACGTCGACGGATGGAAATATGTCAAACAAGACCTTATCAATAACGTAGGAGATGGTACAATACCAAAAATATATGTTGAAAATGTTGATCATGGTAATATTCTAGTTGTTAAACACGAACATGATGGAAGAGATTTAGAGTTAAATTATGCAGATGAGGTTGTTAAACATGTACAGACGTTATGGGGAGACCCAGTTAAATTATTGACCGTGGTTGAAGAAGAACCTTGGGAAATTTAGTTTTTAGTTTGACTAATCAAAACATACTTAATAGTAGAAAATACAGGACACAAAAAAATGGCTAAAAAGAAAAACACGAATTTTTTAGAACTAATCGAAACTCAAAGGAATAGTTCAAAGCGAGAAAAGTTTAAGGGTACGTTTATTGAATACCTAGAACTAGTCCAGCAGAACCCAGACCTAGCAAAGCTTTCCCACAAAAGGTTATGCGATGCAATTGAGTCCCATGGTGTATCAAAAATGGAAGACGATGACCCAAGAAAGCATAAGCTATTCGGGGGAGACAATGTCAAACTATTTGATTACTTTCAAGATGAATTTTTTGGGATGGAAAAGGTTATTTCAAAATTAATGACATTCCTCAAGTCAGCCTCACTTAAAGGTGAAGAGAGTCGCCAGGTACTATTATTAATGGGCCCTGTTGGTGCAGGTAAATCAGCATTGACAGAACATATTAAAAGAGCCCTCGAGGGACTTCCTTACTTCCACCTGGTCGGTGACCCGCAGCGTGGTGAACCATTACAATTGGTACCAAGAAGTTTAAGGGATCAATTCCAGGGTGCTTTAGGTGTAAAGATTGAAGGTGACATTAGTCCTGTAGCAAGACACCTTCTTCTAGAAGAGCATGGCGGAAAGTATGAAGACTTCCCGGTCGTTGAAACCACATTTTCTCAGAGAGCAAGGCGTGGGGTTGCAGCGGTACCTCCAATGGATGCAAATAGCCAAGACACCAGCGTCCTGATTGGTTCTGAAGATATTTCTAAATTAGACATGTATCCCGAGGATGATCCACGCGTACTTTCACTAAACGGTGCATTTAACGTTGGTAACCGTGGTATTGTAGAATTTATTGAGTTATTCAAAAATGAGATTGAGTTCCTCCATACTATTATTACTGCAACACAGGAAAAGCGTGTTCCATCCCCTGGTCGCAGCGATATGCTTCACTTTGATGGTGTCATCTTAGCACACTGTAACGAAGCTGAGTGGAACCGGTTTAGATCACAGCATACCAACGAGGCCATCCTGGATCGTGTTGTAAAGATTAACGTACCATATGTTCTAGAGCTTGATCAAGAAATTAAGATCTACGAAAAGCAATTGAGCAGGTCAGACTTTAGCGCACACATTGCACCTCATACAATCAAGGTTGCCTCGATGTTCTCAGTAATGTCTAGACTTAAGCAATCACAAAAGTGTGACATCATCACAAAGATGAAGATCTATAATGGTGAAGATGTAATTGAGAAGGGAAGAGTTAAAAAGATTGACATTAAGGATCTAAGAGAAGAAGCCCGAGATGAGGGCATGAACGGAATCTCTACTAGATTTATTATGAAGTCAATTGATAATGCTCTTACTAGTGCAGACAAGCCCTTAATTACTCCGGTATCAATCATTAACTCTCTAACGATGAAAGTCAAAGAGCAACTTATCGATGAAGAGTTTCGCACATATTGCCTTGAGCTACTTAAGGTCGTAAGAGAAGAATACCTACGCATCTTAGAAACAGAGATTGCCAAGGCTTTCATTACCGCATATGAAGAGCAGGCACAAAGCTTGTTTGACAACTACCTAGATAATGCAGAGGCCTACACAACACGCCAGAAGATTAAAGATCGGATCACAAAGGAATCTCGAGAGCCAGATGAAGACTTCATGAGAACGATTGAAGAACAAATTGGTATTGTTGGATCTTCTAGAGACGGATTCCGGTCCGACGTAACGGCATATATGTTCGCAAAACTAAGAAGAGGCGAGACAGTTAACTATCAAAGTTATGAGCCTCTTAAGGAAGCCGTTGAAGGTTACCTCATTGGTTCTGTTAAGGACATGGCTAGGATTGTTACCAAGTCGAAGACTAGGGACGATGAGCAACAAAAGAAGCACAGCGAGATGGTACAGGTCATGATCGATGAGTATGGCTACAACGCAGACTCAGCAGAAGAGATACTTACCTACGCTAGCAACAATCTTTGGCGCGACAGCTAAACACTTCCACTCAATATAGTACTATATTAATAGTTTATTAACTATATTGAGTGAGGTGCATCAATGAAAAGTATATTCCCTGGCTTATCCATTATTTGTGGTACGGCCTTGATTATTGCAGGAAACACAACCGCAGGTATTGTTTTTGCCGTTCTAGGATTTTGCGGTGCCTTAGCCGGCGCTGCTATCCGACACCAGCAAGAGGTTGAAGCCTTAGCTGTTGCGAAAGAGTTTATTGAAGCTCTTTCAAAGAAATCCACTTCAGAAGACCAGATTGCAGAAATGCAAGCAGCAATGGGACAATTAGGGGGAGCTTTAGGAGAAATTTGGAAAGCTCTAACTACTCCCGGAACAGATGACTGGAACTCGAATGGTGGTAGCGGTGGAATCACACACTAAAAAAGAAGAAGTACTTAACTATACTTCCCCAACATTTGGGCGTGATGTTCTAAGCCAGGCAGTACCGTATATTGAACGACTAGATAACCTCCTTTCAGAGCTTATTTCAAGCCGGCTTACCCTAGATAACAACGGCCAAATTCATAAACTGACTGCAGCAGACATCCGCCAGTTTCTGTTCGCGAGCACGCGCGCGCGCGGGGGAGTAGAGATATGCATACGAAATATGCTTCTAGAAAATGCAATGACATTAGAAAACCGATCAGGATTTTCATCACTAATAGCAACTACATATGCTATCAAGACTTTGAAATCCCATATTGGAAAACTACGCACAACGACTAACCATACAATTGATATTAGCAACGATATTGAAGAACTCTCTATGATGTCCAGGAGAGCCTCTAAGGACATTGCATTTAAATCCATTAAGGAATATTGTAGGGACCCCCTATCGTCATCTATCATCCTTCAAGCATGCAGCATGACTGGACATAGCGGGCAGGTTTACATTGATAGCACTCCGGCTAATGAAAATAGCATTGAGCTAACAAACGGGTATACTTTTAAGTTTGGATTAGAGCCAAACTTTTGTGCTAGCAGCAAGACAACGGAATGGAAAGAATATTCTCCTAAAGTACTACTGATCGATGGAATTATAGAAACTGTTGGCGAAATTAATAGAGTACTTGAATACTGCCATGAAGAAAAAAGTGCATGTGTTATTTTTGCTCGAGGATTTTCGCAAGAAGTGCTAGGGACGCTAGCGGTCAACAAAGCTAGGGATACACTAAACGTTGTCCCTGTAATGGTACCGTTCGACTTAGAAGGAATTAACTCACTAGTCGATCTTGCTAAAATTTGTAATTGTGATATCGTGTCATCACTAAAGGGAGACGCTATATCTTCTATAGAGCCTAGTGAACTAAAGAGTATCGAATATTTTAATGGGAATGACACACAGATAGTGTTGCTAAATGACTTGACAAAGAATGCAGTTAAACGGCATATGTCAAACATATCTAGCAAGAAAGATACAGAAAGCATTCCGGATAAGATCAACCTATTGAATAAGCGACTTAGATCCTTGAGCTCTGTTTGTACGAACATCCGAATATCGGATACAGGTCTCGATGAAAAAAATATCAAGCTTAGAATTCAACATGGAATTAACATGCTTAAGCACATATGTGTTCATGGGTATGTTAACCTTCCCGCATGCTTAGAGAGCCTTACGACAAAGAGCGTAAAAGATCTTATAAGCATGTACGTACAGGAAGGATATACGAACACATCAGCCTACGAATTAATATTGGGCCTAACATGCGGAGAGTCTTTAACCAATAACATTTTATCATCCCGGGTTTATCTATTATTAGACGATAATAAAGATGGGTGAGAAAAAATGAAGTGGAGATCTGCAAACTGGTTTGATGGTTCTGGTAACGTTGTTAGCTTCGAAGACATAGTAAAGAGTGTTAACGCAAACTCAAAAGTATATGAAGTCCATGTAGGATCAGACTCTCAACCGGTAAAGGATGGTGTGGTGTTTGCAGTCGCATTATGCTTATATACACAAGGACGAGGTGCATTTTATTTTGTCACTAGAAAAACTAGTTCTGAAAAGCAGTTTAAAAACTTAGGAATTAGATTACAGCATGAATCTGAATTAGGTACATCATTAGCCGACAAAATACGTGAGATCACCGGAGTCTTAGACATCACAGTCCATGCGGACGTAAATTCTAATCCAGTCTTTAAAAGTGCAAAGTACTCAAAGAGGATTCAAAACTTCATAAAAGCTATGGGTTTTAAGTGCATAATTAAGCCTGACTCATGGGCCGCATGGGTTGCGGATAAGCATGCAAAATAATTAGTTTTATTTTACTATGCTCATTGTGGATGTATTGTATTATTACGACAAGGAGTTAGATATGTCAAATAAAATTGAATCAGAGCTTTATCATACACTCAAGAATGTAAATGATTTAACTAAGGCAAATGTCGCCGAAGCTATCTCAAATGCAGTTAGCGCAGGTACGTTAGCACTTGATGAATATACGGCTAAAAATATCGTGTCTTTAGTTAGTGCAACCGTTGATCAATCAACGGACGTTGCTCATGTGCAAGTCATGAGGGCAGTTAACGCAGTAACAGAAAAGACTAGGAAGAAGCCTTCCGGTAGAAAGACCACAAAATAACTTTATTTGAGTTACCCTAGACATGCGTGGAACTAAACACCTATTACAATGCCATTGTATCCTACCTCAATATAGAGATCGTAAAGATCCTGTATTCCATCAATTTGTAGTTTTCTCTATAATTGATGACAGTGATACATGTGTACCAAAATACGTTCAATGTAATAATTGTGGGATTGTACATAAGGTGGTTGATTTATGTAGATCTGAGTTGGTTGTAGGTAAGGAAGAGTTAGCGACAGTTGCTAGCATTGATGATATATCATTAACCATACCAGAAGACGTAAAGAATGTCTTAAGTACATACGATGCAGATTTAGCAACATGGGAACATGCACAATTCATTTTACAAAATGATTTATGGGGAACAAATTTAGTACTTACCAAGGATGTCTTAGATAACGATACCCAAGGTAAGGTGTTAGTCTTTGATGGGCCTGGTAAACTTAAAATTGAAACGTTTATCAGATCTGACTTTGTGGAGTTATAATGGATATTAAAAGATATGGAACAACTGGATTGGAGCAATCTTCGAAAGACTCGAAGCAAGCCCGAGAAATAGTTTCAGAGATCCTTAACTTTGGGGTAACACAACAACAAATCCTTCGTATAGCCTATTTACTATCACTTGAGTTAGAAAATAGGGAGGCGATGGTAGAAATATCAGCATGCATTAAAGAGTATGTTGATCAATTAGGGGACAGCCCTAAAAAAAGCGTAATTGAAACTTAGAGAGGATAATATGAGCGCAATCGTTGATAAATGGAATGAAATTAAAGTCTTAGTAGAAAGCTTGGAGCTTGATGTTCACAAGAATGCTAGCGGAAATGCGAGTGCCGGAGTCCGAGCCCGCAGAGGCCTACGTGCTCTCAAGTCCGCAGCAGCAGAATTAGTGAAGGCCACGATTCAAGAAGAAAAGTCTAGAAAAGATTAACAACTTAGGGGACGATATGGTTTCGACGAGGTAACGTAGATTAAGAGTGCAAGCAACCAACGGTAACAACTGGTTTGACAATGTTACAAAAACTTAATTGCCAACAATAACGACAATTACGAATACGCTCTAGCAGCTTAATCGGGTGGCTTCCTAAGGCCATCTAACCAATTTAGGATAAGTGGTTGATCCCACCGAAACAAACAAGATCAAAACTCTTTCGGCCGCGGACTATAGAGGATAAAATACAGCGGATGATTTGTTATTTTAAAGAAAATAAACAAGCTTGTGAATGACTTGATTTTGAAACTATTTCGGACGCGGGTTCGAACCCCGCCGTCTCCACCAGGGGTTAATTAATATGACTTCTACTTTGAAGAACATAAGGCACATTAAAACCAAAAAAAAGGGAAAAAATATGAGTACAAAAGACGACAAAAACGTAGATGATACGTACATCAACCCCGAAGAAGACGATTGGGGATTTGTCGGCGGTATGGACGAAACCGTCGTTGTTGATGAAAGACAACTTCCGGACAACACTGCAGTCAGTGCACTTAATTGTGGCTTTGTTGGTGTCGGAGGCGGTGGTGGAAAGCTAGCAAAAGCATTTTTAGATCTAGGTTTTAATAAAACTATCTTAGTCAATACAACAGAAAAAGATCAGCCGGCCGGGATTGATCCTCAACATTTTATGCAGATTCCAGGAACAGATGGAGTCGGAAAAGATGTTAACCTCGGTAAGAAAGTGCTTTCTGATAATAGCGCAATGGTCGAAGATGCCCTTAGATCTAGGCTAGGAAAAGTTGATTGGGTATTTGTATTGGCTGGTGGTGGCGGAGGAACAGGATCCGCATGCCATGCCCTTCATGGGGCATGTGAAAGATACCTTAAGTCAATTGAATCAGGTGGTGGAGTTGTATACATCGTTACAAAACCGTCTGCACAAGAGCTTTTAAACCCAGCAATTGAAGAAAACTACAGCAGCTTGCTCAGTGATGTGAAGGAACACCCATACATTATAATTGATAATGAAAGGCAACTTCAGTTACTAAGAGGCAAGGTTGGGATGCTTGATATGTACCCGGCAGCAAACGGAATGTTTGCCAAGTCATTACACCAAGTGTTAAAACTAGCTGCTAGCTCCTCAGAAATATCAGCATTTGATTCAAATGATCTAGAGAGATGTCTATCAGTACCTGGCCGTATATTCTTAGGAACAACAGTTGTGAAGGACCCAGGTGGGCGAGATTTAGGCGCTAGCGTTTTCCAAGGTTGCCTCAAAGGTTCTGCATGCCCGTCCCCCACAGGCAAACCTGCAACCGGTGTACTACTGTTATTGGTAACATCTGCCATGGCATCCGATCCGGATATCAGCAACCGGCTAGAAGCTGCTAGCGCATATGTAGGTGGCCGAGCAGACACATTGTTTACCGGAATCTATGTTAATGACAAAATCCCAGGCCTTATATCACTAACGATATTCGGTGGGATTAAAGAATAAATAGAGTAAATCTAGTTGTTAAGTTACATCTTTAAGGGCTTGTTTTGTTACTAGCTTCTTAAAGATTAACTTTTCAATTTGACATATTCTCATTCTGGTCACACCAAAAATATCACCAATTTCTTGAAGGGTTTTCTCTCCCTGGCGAGATGATACCATGATACAATTTTGAGATTCCTTAGAGGATTGCCAGTAACGGCAATCCTTTTTTTGACACGGGACCTTATATTTTTCATGTTCATTGTGGCATGTTGTGCCTATAACAACTAAATCTTTCTTTTTTGTCACTACAACCTCGATAATCTTTTTTGTATATTTTTGTCCGCATCATAATTACTAATATAAACAGAAGGTATGAATTGGATAGATTCGCGAACAATAATATTACGACGGAGAATACATGAGTAATAGAAAGATCCTAGTTTTAGATACATCAGTACTGCTTTATGACAAAGAGGCAATACACTCCCTACCAGGAAATGATGTTGTTATACCACTAACTGTCTTAGATGAATTAGACAGGTTTAAAGAAAAGAAGGGACTATTAGGAGAAAATGCAAGGTACGTCAATCGGTATTTAGATACGCTAAGAGAAAGTGGACATCTAGATAAAGAAGTAATGATTGAAGACAATGATCAAACGATCAGAGTAGAAATTGAGGCCAATGAAGATATTAGAGTACCTGATGGTTTAAATGCTAGTTTTGCTGATAACAGAATCTTAGCAACTGCATTATACCTACAGAGGCTTAATCCCAAAAAGACTACTAAGCTTATTACAAAAGACATTAACCTTAGGGTAAAATGTGATGCGCTTGGAATTCCTGCAGAAGATTATTATAAGGACCACATTGAGACTGATAATGTATACTCTGGTGAGGTTGAGGTTAATCTCTTTAAGGAGCAAATTGATACGTTTTTTGAGGATGGCCGGCTAGACTCCGATGATGTTGACTTAGAGGAGCTGTCACCGGGAATTCTCGAGAATCAATTTATTTTAGGCACAGAGCCTGGCGGCGGATCTCTTTTAGGGATTAACAAGGGTGGCTCGATTGAGCAACTTCATAATGCTGCAACCAATAAGAGCTCCGGAATTGAGCCAAGAAATAAAGAACAAAAGTTTGCACTTGAGCTTTTAAATGACCCGAACATTCAGCTAGTTACGTTAACTGGAATTGCAGGATCGGGAAAAACCTTCCTAACATTACTCAGTGCCATGGGCCACCTTACCGGCGATACGTACAAAAGAATAGTTTTTACAAGGTCAATTGAGCCTGTAGGAAGGGACTTAGGTTATTTACCTGGTGATATAGATGAAAAGATGTCACCATGGTTAGCACCTATTGTCGACAACTTTAGGCATGCCTTTGGTGACACAACCTATTTTGAATGTATGTTACAAAAGGGCCAAATTGATATTGCACCCCTATCATACATTCGGGGCCGGACATTTAATGATTCATTTGTAATTGTTGATGAAGCACAAAATGCTACCATTCACGAATTAAAAACAGTTATAACAAGAATCGGCAATGGCTCAAAGATTGTCTTACTAGGTGATACTGATCAGGTTGATACACCTTATATTGATAGCAAATCAAATGGTTTGTCAATCATTATAGAGAAATTCAAGGACTCAAACCTAACCGGACATATTCGATTAAGCAGAGGCCAGAGATCAGATATTGCAACATTAGCTTCAAAGATTCTTTAGATAACTTAGACTTTATTCAGATCACTCAATATTTACTAAAGTACTGGGAGATTTGTAGTGGGATATACTAAGTTTACGAGAAGAGACCGAAACCGTTATAAAAAGATCTATCCGTTTGTCAAACGCACTCCGCGGTGGGCTTACTGGAGCAATGTTAATTTCCAAATGGAGATTGGGGAAGTTGAGTTGGCAGGAGAAACATACGTTTCTTTTGAGTTTGAAACTCCTTTCCCCGAACCTCCGGAGAATCCTCCGGTGGTGACTGCGACATCGCTAGATCCACAACAGTCAGTTAATGTTACAGTTTTTAACGTATCACACTTAGGTGCAGATATCAGCGTGACAAACCCATACCACGGTAAGGTTGCTTGGCATGCTATTTGGATCGAGTGTCCGGAGTAGTTTAAATGGCGGTGAAAACCATGACCGATGTTCCACAGTGGATAATAGAAGTGAAGAGTATTAATATGACCGGTAAGTACAGAACGAAATATTCATTTGAATCTGAGTTTAATAGTGCACCTATTGTAACTGCAACAGCTTTAAGCCCGGGCGGCATGCCGATGGGAAATGCAGACGTTCATATTGTATCCGTCACCAAAAAAGAAGTTGATATATCAATTAATGCTTATGTCCAAGGAATGCGGGTCCAGCTACACGCAATCGGAAAATAACAGGAGCCACAATTATGTCATTTGAGAATAGGCCAAAAGACTTTTTTGCAAAACAAATTAGATCATCACATTTAATAGCATCAGGTGGGATTACCAATCCTAACTCTAGCGATTGGGATGAATCATTTGAAAACCTTAGGTTAATGATTTATCCTAAAGATGCCTTAGAGACATCAACACCAGGAGGTGTATCTTATATAGAGGGTGCATTTGAGGGTATCGTCCCACCACAGCTCCTAGAAGATACCGGTGGTACTGGCCTTAAGGTTGGTGATGATGTCTGGTTGTTCATCTCTGGTGCACAAAACACCCATAGCACAGATCATGATGAAGACGGTGTTATAGAGCTAGACGAAAAAGAAAAAAGAGCAGACAGCGGTGTGGTGTTGTTCGGCGGCGATGTTGTAATATCTGGTACCTTATTTGCTGAGAGGCAGGTGGTAGAAGTTGATCTTAGCCAAGAGGGTGAATTATTTGTGTCTGGAAATCTTAAGGTTCAAGATTACACCCCTGATACTAAGTTCATCCAGTTTATGATGCCAATGGAAAATTATCCAGAGCAGTGGAGACGTCGAGCACTTTCCTTTACAGACTTAGATAGCTCAGATGGTACTGATGCACCAATCGACCTTACTTCTCTTGTCGATGGTGACAATGCAGGTGTATATGATCTAACATTATATTCAAGCTTTGACACAACCGCACCCTTTCCGGTTTCTAGCCTTAATACAACAATCACAAACTACAGGCGAGAAATTATAATTAAAGCTGTTGAGGATTCGGCCGGTGCCGACTGCTATGAGTCTCTTGCATTATTCACCGATGCTGTAGCACTCATAATCGATATGGATAATGCTACTGACTTTGATGGCACAGAGCCTACGCCAATATCCACGGGCCTGAGTAGTTTTACCTACATGCTAACTATGATCCAAACCCTTCTAGATAGTATTAACCCCGTTCCTCCAAACTACTCTACTGGTGATGTTGAGACGATATATGATGCAATAATTGCGATATTTGATGGTTTAAAAGATAACATTACCGACACCATTAACTGGATAACTACTATAATGATTGATCACGATGGTGATCCTTTAACGCCACCGGAGACGCCTGGAGGGATTACGGTGGCCCAGCGGCAGGCTTTGGAGGTTGCAAACAATGCTGCTAGCATGCATTATTCTAACAACCATGTATATGCTGCAGCATTCTCAGCAGCGCCGGTAACTCCTACTGAGTTTGAATCTAAAGATGATGCAATCTCAAAAGGGGTTGCATATAGCGGCTTTGTACCAGGTGAAACTGGGGATCCCGACGAAGAATTAACAATATTTAACGTTGACTCTTTAAACGGAAGGGTAGGTATTTTAAACGTCGATCCGGTTGCATCGTTAGATCTTAGATCTGGCTATGGGGAAGGAAATACCCCTACTGCTCATATCAACCACCAGGTAGAAGACGACTCCGGGGTACTCCAGAACGTACAGTTATATATTGAGGGTGGGGTTGCGCCGGCTGCTGGAAAATCTATATTCTGGCACCTGCGTAATAAAGAAGAACCTTTAGAGTGGTCACATGCTTCTGCAGCTAATGCACCAGAGGTTTTTCGTATCGTAGGCCTTAAAGAAGATATTACCAATTATGACACTAATGACATCGAGCCTAAGGTACTAACGATCACCGATGATGGGTATGTAAGGTTTAAAGAAGGCGGTCTAGGTGGAGCAAAACTAAAAGACGATCGGGACGGCCGAGAAGATATTAATGATCTAAACACGAATGAAGAAGCAGAAGATGCAAGTGGCGCCGCGCTGGTCGGCGATGATCATGATGGTGGTGGCGCACAAATTAACGGCAACCCTTATGACAATGGTTATTATGTTGATCGCTGGCATGGTGATACGCAGGTCGGGCATGCGTTAGATGATGTTAATAAAGCACTAAAAGCTGTTGACGAGAATAAAGCATGGCAGTGGCCGGATACAGATGGCATAGAGGGAGGCGACAAGGTCACTCTAAGGGACGATCTTAACAATGTAGGTATAGGTACCCAAGATCCAGTACAAAAGCTTCATGTGTACTCTGGTGATGGCCTCAACACTGCAGTAAGATTACAGTCTGATCATATCGATTCTGGTGATGGCTCTGTTTCAAACCCAGCGGCAAATGTAAAAATTGAATTAGCAATAGATGAGAATGTACATAGTACGATTAGCCAAAATGTTCGGGTAGGAGAAGACCTAACTGCTTTAGGTACCGATATGATGTTACAAAATCATACGGTATCCGGAGGAATCTACGTCTCTACGTTGAATGAAGATGATGCAGGAAACCAAGTTGCATTAGCTCCGCTAGTTATAGACAGCAACGGAAGCGCATTAGGAACAGAGCTGCAGGTGTTAATATTGTCCGGTACTACCGGAGAAGATCCTGTTCTTGACCCTAGGACCTTTGCAGATACTAATTTCTTCGTATCAGGTTCTATCGGTTCTTGTGTCAACCCCAGTGAGGGTGTGGCTGGAAACGCTGAAAGAGGTACTGCAGTATTTGGTGGTGACCTATTCGTTTCCGGGGCAATATATTCTGGTGGCGGTGTCGTTGGCGGCGGTGGAGGTTGGCGGACAGCAATGAATGGTGTCTGTATGGATGTCTTTACAGAGTCAGCATATGGGGATGATGGAACTACACCGGCATCGGATGGCCAAATATTGGCATCTAAGGTAGTTACATTTGACAACAGTGGTAACCCATTAGTGCCTGATGTCGATAGTGACGATTTTTCAAGTGTATACCTCGGCTTCTACTCGACGGAGCCTGGTACTGTTGGAGATGATGTAGCTGTTACATTAACATTGTCTTCATCAACATCTAGCTTAGATCCAACAGTAACCTGGACTGATAGTGATCCTAACAATCGAAGCCTTGACATAACGATACCACAAGCATGGGATGTAATTGGTGATGATGATGCATTCGGTAATAATACCGGAAACAATATAAGAATATCTTTCCAAAGAATACTCGATCTAGTTAATGGTGGTGGCATCTACAACTATCCTGCGGCAACCTGGCCTGTGAGGGCTAGACTATATAATACATGGCAATCTGAAAATATAACTCCGGGATACTTAACAACACCGATAGCTAGCCATAATGGACAGACAATCACCTGGACTCTAAATGGGGGTGGGGATAGCGTTCGGTACGTAAGCTGGGGTGCTGATGCCACCTCCGGAAACAGCCCGTCAGAAGGTATGGCGGAAGGGACCGGTGATACATTCACTAGACAAGATTGGGCTCAAGGCCTATTGATACCATTCAATTGTACGATTGTAGGCTATTCTGTTCGATATATGTCAAAGGATCCCTTTGTGATCACCGCACCTGGAGTTACACCTACCGGTGCGGAAAGAGTTGAATGGCAGATTGGTGAATTAAATGAAGGTACTGATCCTGATCCTGGAGCACTCGGTTATGCAGGTATACCTACTACAACAAAGGTATTTTCGCCGTATGTTGATGGTGGCCCAATTAATTGGATTGCATGGCATGCAGCAGATAATGGTACATACCCAATGAAATGGGTCGGGGAAGGTAGTGATGGTGATGCCGGCCATGTTAATACCTTAAATATCCCTGTCACTGCCGGCAAGACTATCGCCGTAAGGGCCCTGGAGAAGGACTGCGATATTTATTCTGATTACCGTGCAGAGGCTAGCGTAACTATATGGCTCCAAGGCGGAAACGTTTCTGGCGGCGCAGGCGCAGGCGCAGGGTCAGGATTTGATGAGTCAAGTATCCGAAGTGTTACAACATTAGGCCCATCAGATGGTGGGGCACCGGTAGCAAACCCATTAGGTGAGAGTGAAGTAAAGGTCAATCTACCAACATCAGCACTTATGAACTATATCTCAGCTACATATTCAATTGGTGACCACCTTTTATTCGAACTACCACTAGCTGCTTCGAATGAAGGCTGTACCTACGTCATAAAAGATAGTGTGGGTCAAGTGAGTGATGATAATACAAACATTCGAATTGCACCGGTCGGCGCGGATACGTTAGATCAATACACATCATGGGCCGGTGGCAATGGGCCATTAAAGTTAGAGCAAAATTTTGCCAGTATTACTATCTGGTCAGATGGCGTTCGGTGGTTAATATCTTAATATTATTAGGGGTTTAAAAAATGTCTTATAAAGTTTTTGGCGGCATACATGATATATTGGCTAGCATTAGCTCATTAAAAAGTATACCAGCTAACCAAAGAGAAAAAGGTCAAATGGTTGCCGTACGTGATGGTGACTATAAAATCTATATATGGGATCCTACAGCAACAGCAAAGGGATTGCTATGTAGCTTAGCAGGAGAAGATCCGGCTCAAACTTTATGGCCGTCAAAAGCTAGTATGTGGTATCCGGGAGCACAAGGACAAAATCAAAATCTTCCTGCTACCTTTATTGAACGTGATCATATGGTAGAAGAAAATAATGTACGGTTTGAACAAGGGATTGCGGTACGAGACGATTTTGGGTACCTATTTGCCGTACCTAATGATATATCAAATGATGCACAAGGCAATCCTGTTGATTATACTGGCCTACCCGGGAGATGGGTAGTTATCAACTATGCTACCCTGGTAGATAATATTCCATGGAGTACTCGGGCCGGGCATTTAATACCAAGATACAATGCGAAGTTTGATATAGGTAATGCAGACCTTAAGGTTCGGCACCATTTCTTATCTGATAATAGTATTTGGTTGGGTGAGCAACACCGCGTTACAGTTAATGTTGCAGGTACCCTAAAGTTCCAAAAAAGAAAAACTGGTAAAATTCCAGAACACTTAAACACTCATGCAGCATCAGCATTTGGTAGCGCGGATGAAGCAAAAAGAGCTATCCTTGAACAGATTAAAAGTGATCCAGACATTCCGGCTACTGAATTAGACTCAATTGGTAGTATCACGACTAGCACAGATATTCCGGAAACTATGAACCTGTCGCTAGCTCATTGGGAAAAAATAGCTAAAGTCCAGGGGTTTCTAAAGCCGGAACCTGGAACGTTATTCGGTAACAGCGATTTTGAAGATGCTGTCAATTTAGAGAGCAGCAGTGCACCCTCAAACGACGACATTGATACTAGGCTAGCAGACGTTGAAAGTAAATTTGATGTACTAGGAAAAATTGACAAAGATTACGTAGACCCTGGTGTATTCGATCTGCCTGAGTATATTAATAAATGGAATGAGCGCCTCGCGCTTGAAACAGATATTATCCGCGGCAACTTTGATAATTTATTTGATACTAGGCTTGGGACAAAAGATGTAATAGGGACACCGGAGTTTGGGACGTTGTATGATGGGCGATTTAATAATGACTTTGATACTAGGTTCGGAACAAAAGACGTAGTAATAGGGACAACTGACTGGGCTGATATGCAGGATCGCTTTGATGTGTCCGGACGTCTTAAAACTACGAATGCTCACCCTGATTTAGTTAACGCAAACGTCCCAGCAACAGATCTTTCAGGATATGCAACGTTAGGCCAGTTAGGCAGTGCATTAGCAAATAAAGCAGATGTATCATCTATACCTGATGTAACTGGTTATCTGCAATTGAGTGATATGGATCAGGTTTTAGGAAAGACTGTACCTAGTGGCGCAACAGACACAATACCTAACATGTTGGCCGGCAAAACCACGGTTAGTGATGTTGAAGCATATATTACTAGTAACCTAGCGATAAGTGCGGAAACCAACGGGCAAATTAAATTAGCTATTAAGGGTGAACCTAGCCACTTTAATGCAACCAACTCCACGTGGCTAGGCGGGAATAGTATACTGTCTGGAATGGCATCCGATATAGCAGGAAAACAGGAGGCGGGTACGTATCTAACTGATGCGTCTAACATTGCTGCTTCGAAGATCACCGGGACAGTGGCAGCTAGTAAAATATCTTCTGCCATAGCGCGCACAGTTGATCTAACAGCCGTCGCCGGTGATGTGGCAGCGTTGGATAGTACCGTTGGGGGCTTGAATACTGATGTTAATAACATTAATAGCTGGAAAACCAGCACATTTAGTGAGGGATCTGGCAACCTAGCAATTGATAAACTACCTTATGCATTGTTTGCGGACAGTGGAACATATAAAGGTACCTTACACTCATCCGTTAGTTTAAGTGACGGTACATCACTTAATACCAAGATAAGCAGCTTTAACACCAGCATTAACAGCTTACAAACTTCCGTAACATCGCTTGATAGTTCACTTACGTTCACACCGTTAGTGGCTATGTCTTTCCCAACATCAGACAAAGATTTAAAATCAATAATTCGTGTTGTTCCACAAAACGAAATAACTACGAACTACCATCTGCTGGGACTAGTAACATTTGAGTATGAATGGAACCAGGTTGCAACAGATTTATTTAGCCTAAGCGGACATGTGGAAGAAGGATTTTTAGCCGAGCAGCTAGAAGAGTTATATCCTCCGGCAGATCCTCAAAATCCCCCTACATCTAAAGAAGATGGTCATATATGGTGGCATGAATACATGACAGAAGATCAGAAAGCTTCATCAAGTGGTGTACATAATTACTATACATTCTTTAATTCAGAAATGCTTCAAGCAGAAATCGATGCTGCTATAGCTGCCCTATAGATCAGATTTAGACTGATCTGATATACTGACTAGACTGATCTATTATAGTAACTGATCTTAATTAAATAAGATATAATAGATTACAGATAATCAGATATACAGATTCAGTATTGAACCAGATCCAGTTGATCTATAATAGGGTTGTAAACTAACTTGTATAAGTAATTGTACAAAAAAAATTCATGCTGTACCTTCTACATAACTGATCTTAGGCTAGTGTAGGAGTAATGCTAAATGTTTGAAAGTCCGTTTGATAATGGTATACCTGATGATACTGAGGTAATCTTTGTAAGCGATTTTTTCGTTGAACATGTATTAGGCGGAGCAGAATTAAGCAGTGAAGCACTAATCGAATCATCACCTTTTAAAGTACATAAATTAATTAGTTCAGATGTTACTGTTGAGGTACTGAATCAGCATTCTGATAAGTATTGGATATTTGGTAATTACGTAAAGATGGATCTGAATCTGATTCCATCAATTATTGCAAATATCAATTACAGCATTATTGAATATGACTATAAATTTTGCAGATATCGATCACCTGAAAAGCATGCTTTAGAGTCTGGTTCATGTAACTGTGAAAATGATATTCATGGAAAGATGATATCTGCATTTATGCATGGTAGTAAAAGTCTTTGGTGGATGTCTGAAAAGCAGAAAGATCTATATGTAACGAAATTCCCCTTTCTATCAGATAATGATAATACTGTACTTAGTTCAATATTCTCAGAATCATTCTTTATGATGGTAGATTATTTGAAACATAAAAATTCAGGTACTGATCGATCTAAGTGGCTGGTACTAGGAAGTACATCATGGGTTAAAGGTACTGATAATGCTGTACAGTATGCAATTGACAATGATTTAGATTACGAATTAATTCAAAACCTTCAGTATGACGACATGTTAGAAAAGTTGTCAACTGCAAAAGGCCTAGTATTTCTTCCTGCCGGAGGAGATACATGTCCACGGATTGTTATTGAAGCTAAAATCTTGGGCTGTGAATTAGTACTAAATGAAAATGTTCAACACAAGGATGAGTTATGGTTTAACTCAGGCATATCGGATTTAGTTAGTTATTTGCATGCTGCTCGAGAAAGATTCTGGGGCGGAATATCATCTAACATGAACTATAAAGCAACCATCAGTGGCTACACAACAACCCTTGATTGTATTAAAGGTGGGTATCCATGGAGACAATCAATCGAATCAATGTTAGGCTTCTGTGATGAAGTGGTTGTTGTTGATGGTGGTAGTACAGATGGAACATATGAGGCTTTAGCTGACTGGTCAACCTCTGATGATCGCCTTAGGGTCATTCGTATTGCACGAGATTGGGATCATCCAAGGTTTGCAGTATTTGATGGGGCTCAAAAAGCAGCCGCTAGATCTAACTGCACGATGGAGTATTGTTGGCAACAAGATGCTGATGAGGTTGTACATGAAGATGATTATGAAAAGATTCTTAAGTTAATTAAATCATTCCCTCGCGAAGCTGATTTAGTTTCTCTTCCTGTAATTGAATTTTGGGGAAACAAAGGCAAGGCCCGGATGGACGTTACTCCATGGAAATGGCGTGTCTCTAAAAATAACCCCAGCATTACCCATGGAATCCCTGCCTCACTTCGAACCTATGACGAAGATGGTTATCTTCATGCATTACCAGGTACGGACGGGTGTGATTATATTAATAAGGACACATTCGAATTAATTCCTCATGCATCTTTTTACGTAGCCGAAGCTCATAATATGAGAGTTGCGGCATTAGCCGGCAACTCTGATGCTGTTGCAGCATATACTGGATGGTATCAAAACATTATCAATATGATTCCTTCGGTATATCATTATTCATGGTTTGATATAGGAAGAAAAATCCAGACGTATAAAAATTACTGGTCCCAGCACTGGCAGAGCTTGTATGACATACCTCAAGAAGATACACCTGACAATAATATGTTTTTTGAAAAACCATGGGCGGATGTAAGCGATGATGATATTACAGCATTAGCTCATGAGCTCGAAGAGAACATGGCCGGCTGGGTTTTTCATGAAAAGGTTAATTTTGACAATCCAACACCGGCCCTAGACATTAAGTACTCGCACCCCGCTGTTATGGAGTTAACGAATGAGTAATCACTTTAAGGTCATAGTCCCTGTTTATAATGCAGAGGAGTTTGTAGCTAGGTGCTTATATTCAATTTGGGCACAGACACACACTAACTGGTCTATGGTTATTATTGATGACAACTCTAACGATGGTACCGTTTCAGAGATTAATCGATTTCTGGATAAGTTTACTAGAGCTAAAGACAAAGTAACAGTCATTCAAAATGATAAGCAGTACCATGCCTTAGCAAACATTTTGACCGGTGTTAGCATGGCTAGCGATGATGATATTATATGTCATGTTGATGGTGATGATTGGCTATCTGACATGGATGCGTTAACACTTATCAATGAACAATATGAACATCCAACACATGATGTAGGTGCAGTGTGGACAAACCAGCGTTGGGGCTTTACGATTTCCGGAAACTCCGGCCCTTTACCTGAGAATGCAGACTGCTATGCTCATGAGTGGGTTTCGAGCCACCTTAAGACTTTCCGCCGCTATTTGATTAATGATATTAACATGGAAAATTTTTATGATGATAGTGGAAAGTACTTTAAGAGAATAGCTGATCAAGCAATATACTTGCCGGTACTCGAAGTATGCCGGAGGAATAATATGTTAAGAACATACCTTCCTATCTGTGCTTATCACTATAATGTTGATCATAGTTCTATAGACTTCCAATCTGATGATTCACATCATCAACATGCCGAAGCAGCATTTTTGAGAAAACGCGGTTTTCTAGAATGAACTTTTGTTAACCTTGATGTATAATATACTAGAATCAATTAGGAGAAATTTTGATGAATAAAACAGTTTTGATCACCGGCTCTGCCGGACTTTTAGGTGCGAATTTTTCTCGATATCTAACCGGTAAAGGATATACCGTTGTAGGTATTGACAATCTTTTTGGTGGATACGAGTCTAGCGTTGATCCAAATTCCGTTTTTTATAACGTCGATCTTAATGACGCTCCGGCTGTCAACAAGATTTTTGAGGATCACAAACCGGACTACGTATATCATTTTGCTGCATACGCTGCAGAAGGATTGAGTCCCTACATTCGTAGCTTCAATTATACTAATAACGTTGTATGTTCATCAAATGTTATTAATGCCTGTATTAATAATAGCGTTGATAAAGTAATTTTCACCTCATCTATGGCTGTCTATGGAGAAGGTAACCCACCATTCACAGAATCTCAACCACAAACTCCGGAAGACCCATATGGTATTGCAAAGTATGCTGTCGAGATGGATCTTAAACTAGCTCATGATCATTTTGGCCTAGACTATTCTATCGTACGTCCTCATAATGTAGTCGGTGTATATCAGAATATTTGGGACCGGTATCGAAATGTTATTGGTATTTGGATTAGGCAGTCAATGAATAATGAATCATTGACCATCTTCGGAGACGGTACTCAGGTTCGTGCATTCTCTGACATTAGTTTTTATATGAAGCCGTTTGAGCAGTTAATGACAGAGCATAGCGGGGAAACATTCAACATCGGTGCTGATAAGTACTGGACTATTAATGATGCAGCGTTAACCGTACAGAAGGTTGCTGCTGAGTTTGGCAACAACGTTGACATCGTACACCTAGAAAAACGAAACGAAGTTCACACAGCATACTCAGACCACTCTAAAGCACAAGAGTCATTAGGGTTCCACGACAATACTGATTTAGAGGCTACGATTAGGGAGATGTATACATGGGCAGAGTCTCAACCTAACCGAACTGTCGAATACTTTGAGTATGAAGTTGAAAAAAATCTTTACAGTTTTTGGAAGAAATAACTGAACATTTGTTTAGTGTTCGTTATACTATAATATGACGAATTTTCCAACTAATAAAGGGCACGTTTCCTATTCTGAAGTTCGGAACTGGAAAGAGTGCCCTTTTCGGCACAAGCTGCTATATATTGATAAGCTACAGACGTTTGATGAGTCGCCTTATTTAGATTACGGCACGATCGTTCATGAAGCTTGTGAGCATTTTCTCAAGACAAGGGAACTCATCCTCGATGAGACCGAAGTTGCCTTAAGGGCAGCATGGGAAGAAAAGGGTTTCGACTCAAAGCAATTTATCGATGGCATGGTTGCTAGATCTTCCTCTCAAGGGTGGAGATATCGGCATAATAAGATTGATGATTGGGTCGACTGGGCCAAGAATTGTATTACAGATCTTCCAACCTTTATGGAGAAAGAGTTCCCTGGGTGGGAAACAGTAGCAGCTGAGTACCCATTAATGGAATCAGTCTATCGCGATGATAGCATGACCTACAAGGGGTATATAGATGCTATTATTAAAGCTAAGGATTCTCGAGGGAACCTTAAGTGCTATATAATCGATTGGAAAACTGCAAACGCCCGAGGCTGGAATTCTGACAAGAAGCGAAGCTTCTTAACTCAAGCACAGATTGCACTATACAAGAATTATTGGAGCCGGAAGCTAAACGTTGACCCTAAAGATGTTTATTGTGGGTTTGTTTTGCTTAAGCGTGGCGCTAAGCCCGGGAAAACCTGTGAATTTATTAAAGTCTCAGTTGGCCCTAAGACCCAAGAGAAAGCTGATAAATTAGTTTCTAGCATGATATCAACAGTCCGCAGGGGTTTCTTCCCTAAAAATCGTGGTGATGCATGTAAATTTTGTGATTTTAAAAATACTGAACATTGTCCTGGTGACAGTTTATAGGAGATGCTTAAATGAAAAGTAAAAAGACAATTGGGATTATTGGGCAGGGCTTTGTTGGCTCTGCTATTCGTGAGGGAATGCAGCATGCATTTACAGTGGAGACATGTGACATCGATCCTACCAAAAATGCAACTTGTGAAACTATTTATGAACTAGTTGATCGAGCAGATAACGTAGTATTTGTATGTCTTCCCACACCCATGAAAAAGAATGGTCGGTGTGACACCAGAATTGTTGAGGATGCAATTTCTGAAATTAATGATGCCAACCGCCGGTTATCAAAAAATATTATTCCAGTCATTAAGTCGACTATCGAACCAGGTACTACTGACCGGCTTAACGATAAGTATGATAATGTCACCATCGTTTTTAACCCTGAGTTTTTGACCGAAGCTAATAGTTTTGAGGATTTTAAGAATCAAAATCGGATTATTATTGGTGGACCTCGCCCTGCATCTACGACGGTTAAGACAATGTACAGAAAAGCATTCCCTTCGGTTCCCATTGTTAAGACCGGTGCAAATGTTGCTGAAACAGTCAAGTATTTTATTAATTGTTTTCTAGCAACTAAGGTATCTTTTGCAAATGAGATGAAGCAGGTTTGTGATAAGATGGACATTGATTTTGATAAGGTGGTTGAGTATGCGTTATATGATGAAAGAATTGGCAATTCACATCTCTCAGTACCCGGTCCTGATGGAAGCCTCGGTTTTGGTGGCCATTGTTTTCCTAAAGATCTAAATGCTGTTCGGTTTGTTGCCCAAGATCTAGGGCTTAACCCAACTGTTCTAACTTCAGTTTGGGAAAAGAACCTTGAGGTTCGACCTCAAGCTGAAAGGGATTGGGAGAATATGGTTGGGCGAGCTGTAAGCGAGGACTAGGTGTACTATGAAAAAAAAGAAGGTACTAGTTTTATCTGACCATGCTTTAAGCACTAGTGGAGTAGGTGTTCAGACACGTCATCTGATCCAGGGGCTTTTAAAGAAAGGTGGCTGGTCATTCCGCCAGTTTGGTGCAGCGGTTAAGCATGACAACTATGATACAGTAACCGTCAATGACGACTTTATCATATGCCCTATTGATGGGTTTGGTAATCCAGAGCTGTTAAGGGTTGCTCTTGCTACTGAAAAACCTGATCTGTTGCTGTTGTTTACTGATCCTCGGTTTTTTATATGGGCATGGGAGATGGAAGATGAAATCCATCAAGTTTGCCCGATAGCCTACTGGCATGTCTGGGATAACCGACCCACCCCGGAGTTTAACAAGGTATTATACGAGTCGACTGATTTGATTAATTGTCACTCACATCTTACATATGAGATGTGTTCTGAGCTTGAACCTAATAAGACTAACTTTATTCCACATGCATTGCCAGGTGATGTATATAGGACTTTACCACCTCAAGAGATTTCGAAATACAAGGAACAAGTTTTAGGTAAAGACCGCAAAGATCACTTTGTATTGTTCTGGAATAATCGAAACGCACGCCGAAAGCGCGCAGGTGATTTGTTATGGGCATGGAAAACGTTTCTAGACAATGCAAAAAGAAATGGGGATAACCCTAAGGCTACCCTGCTACTGCATACGAACCCGACTGATCGAGAGGGTCAAAACTTGTATGAAGTTGTGAACATGTTAGGAATCAAAGAATCAGTAGTTTTTTCTAAGGACCGTCTAGACTTTGAACAGATCAATATTCTATACAACATATCTGATGCGTGTATTAACATAAGCTATGCAGAAGGTTTTGGGTTGTCAACACTCGAAGCTATGCAGGTAGGTAAACCAATTATTGCTACCAAGACAGGCGGTCTTACCAGACAGGTTGTTGATCACCGCGATGGTAGTGAGAATGGAATTGCATTAGATATTGAGGTAAAGACCCTTGTTGGATCTCAACAAGTACCATACATTTATGAAGATCTAGTTTCATACACTACGGTTGCAGGTGCAATAGAGAAGTTATATAACATGCCTCTAAAAGAACGTAACCTCATAGGTAAGAAAGCCCATGACTATGTACAATCAGAATTTAACTATCAAAACACAATCGACATGTGGCATGACACAATGCTCGAGACCATAGAGAACTGGCAGGACCGATATACCTCTTGGGAATGTAAGACATTTTAGGAAGATGATATGAAAAATGTTATATTAAGAGCCCCTCTTTTAAGCTGTTCAGGGTATGGTACACACTCCCGGCAAATTTATCGCTGGCTAAAGACTAAGGATGTTAATGTAGTTACTCAAGTTGTACCATGGGGCATAACTAGCTGGATGATTAATCCTGAACTTGAAGATGGCATAATTGGCCAAATCATGAGTGACTCAAGGGATATAAAAGAGACAGCAGATGTTTCAATCCAAGTGCAACTACCAAATGAATGGTCAGCTGGGCTAGCCAAAAAGAATATTGGCGTCTCCGCATTTGTGGAGACTGATCAATGTAATCCTAAGTGGGTTAATAATGTCAACCTAATGGATATGGTTATAGTCCCATCCGAGCATGCTAAGCAATGTGTCCTAAACACTAGCAGCCCGAAGACAGAAATTCATGTCATACCAGAGTCATTCTATGATTCTATTTGCAAAGACAATGAAGATATAGATTTAGGGATTGATACAGAGTTTAACTTTCTAGTGCTTGGGCAGCTTACGGGTAATAATCCTCATAATGATAGAAAGAATACGTTTAATACAATTAAATGGATATGTGAAGAATTCAAAGATAATCCTGACGTCGGCCTAGTATTAAAAACGAACTCCGGAAAAAATACTAAGATTGATCGCAGCGTAACTGAGAAGCTTATTAAGAGTTTAATCAAGGAAGTCCGGCAAGGGCCTTATCCTAAAATTCATCTTTTACATGGTAACCTATCTTCAAACGAGGTTGCATCGCTATATAAGAACGAGAAGATCTCTGCATTAGTTTCATTTACCAGAGGGGAAGGGTTTGGGCTTCCTTTATTGGAGGCCGCGGCTAGTGATCTTCCTGTTATTGCTACAAACTGGTCCGGACATTTAGACTTTTTAAATAAAGGTAAGTTTGTTAAAGTAGGGTACTCACTTCAACAAATCCACAAGTCTCGTGTTGATGGTAGAATATTTTTGCCGAATATGAAGTGGGCTGAACCTATAGAGAAAGATGCAAAGGCACGCCTTCGAAAGTTCTATAATTCGAGTGTACTGCCCACTCAATGGGCTAAAGAGTTGGGGATTACGATAAGAGAGCAATACTCACATGACGCCATATGTTCACAATATAATGAAGTATTTTCAGGGATAATTTAATTATGTTAGTTGCAGGTCTAATAGTCTCTTTGTCAATAGTCGCAATGCTTCTTTGTGCATCGATATATTACAATATTAAATTTGGCATTAAAATACTAAATATGCAAGATTTTATCAGTGAGGCGCTAGACGTGTTAGACAGCAGAGAAGAATCAATAGCCCAAGTTTTACAAATACCTTTATTTCACGATAGTAGAGAGATTAGACGGGTACATACTGATCTTAAGGCATCCCGTAATGCAATTTTAAGAATTGCTGACGGCTTAGTTGATGCTACATCTGATGACCTAACCCCTGACGCTGAGGATGAGAATGTACAGTAATCAGTATAAGGGAAAAAAAGTTGTCAAATCCAAAGCCAAAAAAGAAACGAATCATCCGAAGGAAGAAGTCAGGTAGCAAAAATTATTTTAATCTTGAAACACAAGACGCCATAATACAGTACCAGAATTCTTCATGTGATAAAGAGAAAAATACATTATATGTAGAGAAGATCCTTCCTGCATTTGATAAACTTTCGCAGAACCTAATATTCATATATGGGTTTATATCTCCTGGTGAGCCATATGAACACCTCAAGAATGACTGTGTGTCTTTTCTATATGAGACCATTCATAAGTGGAACCCAGACAAGGGAACCAAAGCGTTCTCATACTTTAATGTCGTTGCAAAGAATTGGTTGATTATTAATTCACGCCGGCGTATTAAAGGTGAACGCCGACATGTTAGTGTAGATCACCAAGAGGGAATGTCACGCAGAGACAAGCAAGCATACGCAGCCCATGACGTAATTCCGGGCCCTGATGAGGTAATGATAAGGGCAAATTTTCGGAATGAGATTATGGAGGTATTAAAGGAGATTCAAAAACGAGTTTCCGGAGAAAATGAAAAGAAATGCATTGATGCCGTTGTGACCGTATTTGAGACCATAGATCAACTTGACTTCTTAAATAAGCGGGCAATATTTGTATACGTTAGAGATATATCAGGTCTTAGCCCGAAACAATTATCAGTTGCAATGTCAATTATAAGAAAACACTATAGGGCATTAGTTAAAGGTCCGGATAGAAAGTTTGATTTATTTTAGGGGAAACAAATGAGTGATGTAGTTGATATGGTGGAGAAAGTCAGTAAAACTGATGAGAAGATCCAGAAGTTTACTGAGCTTCTAAACTCTATTGAAAAGTCTGATGACAAAAAGAAAATATTATGGCAAGAGATTTATGAAAATGCACTTTCTGATCGTGCACAAGCTCAGGACTTATTAACAGAAGCTAGGTCTGAAATGATGGGTGGTGCATATGAGCACTCAACAATGGGCCCCACATTGTCAAAGTACCTTGAAAGAATGCATAAATCGAATGAACAAATTCTAAAGTTAGCAGAGCTTATAACAAAATCAGAAGAGCAATCTTCGAAGATAGATCCGGATGATTTATTTTCCCAAATTAATGAAGGTTAAGTATGTCCGATGTAATAGGCCAACTATCAGGTGAATCAGGTGCTAGTGGGGGAGGGTCAAACCTACCATCAACCCTATACCGTGGTGTCATAATTGACATTATTCATGATCCGTCCCTACTGGATGAGGAGCAAATAGAAGATTTTTCTGCCATGGTAAAAGAAGCGGCCCTGTTCCGTACAGCACCAAGAAACACATGTATTGTACAGATTGTTACCGGTGGCCTTGGCCTTACTGAGGAAGATGAATACATGGTATGTTTTCCTTTTTTCCCCCCGTACTTGGGAATGCCGGCCAAGCCTGGAGAACATGTATGGGTCTTTACAGAAGATCCTAACTTAGGCCCTAATTCCCCTATGGGGTATTGGATCTGTAGGATATCTGAGCCACTGCACATTGATGATTTAAACTACACTCACTCTGATCGTGCATACGGATCGTTAACTGTTTCTCCAGATGAAGCAGAGAGTGATCCTGTAGAAGAAGATGATAGGGGATTAGGATTTCCAAATGGGCTAAACACCCCTGATGGTGCTAGGCTTAAATCAATAAACAAGTTTGAAGAAATATACTCAGGATCTTTAGGTATGCAATCCGTCACCTTAGAACCTGTCCCTAGGTTTACTAAACGCCCCGCCGATCTGGTTCTACAGGGCTCAAATAATACTAGTATAACTCTAGGTGAAGATCGAGGGTGGACAAAGGATAACATAGAAGAATCTACTGCTGCAGAATGGTCTAATGCCACCACCACCGGACCGACAATAGCCCAAGCAGAATATGAAACTCCTCCGGAGGAAGGTGCAGCTGATCCAAACGAGAGGGTTTTTGCAGGGACAATTGATATAGTCGCCGGCCGAGGCCGGTACTTTCCCGATCCGGATTCACCTTCAGAACTAACAGCTGCTAGGGTAGTAACAAATGCTAGAGGTTATGATGAGACCGATAAAAACCCAGTAGGCGTTGGCCATGCAGAAAAGCCAGAGAATAGGCTTGAGACACCGGCTGAGGGAGATCCAGATTTTTTTAATGATGCATCAAGAATGTATGTATCTATGAATACATTACCAGATTTAAATTTTAGCATTACATATCCTGATATTCCTCCTGTTGGTGATCCTAACGATGGCGAGGCTATAGAAATTTTAGAAGAGTATGCTGAAGGTATTGGTCAAGCTGCAATAGTTCTAAAGTCTGATGAGGTAAGAATAATCGCTCGCCAAGATGTAGATCAAGATCCGCCAATTCATGGGTCGATTACTTTAATCAAGGAAGGTGAGCCTGATGATGAGGCTGGTGAAGGAAGAGGGATTATCACCATCCGTCCTGACGGTGTCATTATGATTGATGGTCCTAAGGTTGTAATAGGTTCTGGAATTGAAAAAGATTTTGGCGCCGGCGCCCAAGTTTCCCTAGGCTTAGCCGCTACGGAACCTATGTTGTTGGGAGACTTATTCATCGCTGCAATTGACAAGTTTGCAAATGCACTCTTAACAGACGTAAATACGTCGATATCAAATCTAGGCGCACCAATATTAATGCCTAACCTAGCAACAAATGTTTCAACCCTTAAGACAGACATGGATAATGCAAGAAGCAAAATTGCCAAGCTATTATGAGAGATTAAGATATGTCAATCCCAGCCCCTATTGACGCACCATTTACTGCAGCCATTGGCGCAGCAGCTGCATGCATGCCTTTAGAATGTCCTGAACCACCTGAAGATCCTGAAGAAGGTTATGAACCTTTTGGCATATGTAACCTAATGTTAAAACTGGCCTTAGGGTCTATAGCACCTTTCTTACCAATGCTGAATATCGTATTAGCAGTTGACCTCCCCGGAATTATTGAACTACCAGGTTTGGCAGCGGAGCTACCGGCCTTGCCATTTGAAATGATAGCCGGCCCAGACCTCCCGCCAATCCCAATTCCGGACATAGGGGTTATTGGTGGTATGGATATGCCTGAACTTCCCGCGTTAGGAGCGTTAGTTTTTGGGTTATTGACTTTGCCAATTGATCTCGCAACCGGCTTGTTGTCATTTGATATTCCTGATCTTTCTTTCGACGGGATGTTAGACTTAATACTTCCTGCTATCGGCGCTGCCCTAAAAATACCGGCGTTAATGATACCGACAATAGGGCTTTTAGATTTAGCGATATGCTTTGTTGCATTACTATTATTTCCTATCTTGGCCATACTTGGCTTAATGGCCCCTGTTCTTGACGCAATTGGCCCTGCTAGCGACGCCGGTTTGCCAGTTCCGGAGCTACCAGAGCTTCCGACACCGGAGGACATTGATAAGATGAAAAAAGATATGGAAGAGATGACAGATGAAGAAAAGAAAGCTAAGGGCGAAGCAGCGCTAGCACGCCTCGTTCAAAAAGAACAAGATGAAGAACGAGCAAAAAGACAGGCGGCAATGAATGCTAGCGGAGACTCAGGCCTGAAAGAAAGAAAGAATAAATCTTGGAAGCCAGGGATCGGAGATGATTTCTATGGGTAAGATTAGCCTAAGAATCTCGTAAGGTTGATAATTAGTTACTAGGGATAAGGAATAGAAATGTCAGAATTTGATGAGTACTGGTACAAAAGAAATAAATCTGCTGCAGTATATGACTTTAAATCTGTTGGTACAAAAGACACAGAGATTAAAGAACAGATCACACCGTGGTTTGAAAGTGCCGATCCAATCGGCATTAGAACACCCTTGGCAATAGGTGATGGAACGGACGGCTTGTTGTCTATGCATAAAAGTCTTCAAGAACAAATTCATGATAATTTTCGAAACCTGATACTAACTAATCATGGCGAAAGGTTAGGCCTCTATGATTTCGGTGCCAACCTAACTGAGTTATCTCATGAGTTAGGTTCTGAAGGTATAGACAATGAGGCAATAAAAAGAATATCAGTTGCCACAAAGAAATATGCTCCTTTTATTACGTTGAAAACGTTTGAGAGTTTCGTCGATAATCGTGATAATGAGCATATTGCAAAAGTAGGCATTAGGATCAGATATGATATCCCACAGCTTGGTGTTAATGATAAAGCACTTGAAGTCATAATATACACAACTGGATAACAAGATGGATAGAACAAAAACAAAAGTTAATAAACAAATAAAGAAGCAAAGAAAAAGAAGTTATCTAGCTCGTGACTTTGACTCGTTCAGGGCTGAGATATATGACTATGCTAAAACATATTTTGGAAAAAATATATCAGACTTTAGTGAAGCTTCTGTCGGTGGCCTATTCCTAGACATGGCTGCAATGATAGGTGATAACCTATCATTTTATTTAGATCATCAATTTAGGGAACTCAGCTGGGATACCGCTGTTGAACAAAAGAACATTATCCACCACCTCCGGATGGCCGGTGTTAAACAAACCGGTGTAAGCCCAGCGGTTGTAGAAGCAACATTTTCGATGGTTGTTCCGGCAGAAATAAACTCCGGAGAGTATTCACCTAAGATTTCTTTACTTCCCACTATTGGGGAAGGAACTATCCTCGGTGCCGGTGCAACAACATTTGCGACAACTGAACCACTCTATGTTTGGGAGACAGACCAAGCCGGCTCTTTGAAGGCTAAGGTTACATTAAATGAGTCAGATGACGATGGTAATCCTAAATCATTTTTAATTGAGAAAAATGTTATATGCATTTCTGGGAAGGTTGATTCACAATCATTTACGATCGGCTCAGCACATAAACCATTCCGAAAGATTGTGTTAGGCAATAGGGATGTTACTGAAATTATATCAATTGTTGATGCTGATGGCAACGAATATTTCGAGGTTGAGTCGTTAACACAAGATACGGTATATAAAGGTATTTTAAATTTAGATGAAGATCAAAATCTGGTAAATAAAAATCTAGAGATTGTGCCGGCTACCCACCGCTTTATAACTAGCGTTGATCCTTCAACTAGGCTAAGAACGATACAGTTTGGTTCTGGTGACGCAGACTCATTAGATGATGATATTATTCCGGATCCTAGCGACTTGTCAATACCTCTTTATGGAAAAAAGACTTTCCCTAGGTTTTCAATTGATCCTCAATCAATGCTTAAGACACAAACATTAGGCATATCTCCAAGGAATACAATTATAACAGTCAAGTATCGTCATGGCGGAGGTACTTCGCATAATATATCAAGCCAAGTCCTCCGGCGGATTAAGACAATTCATATATCTTGGCCCTTGTTACCTTCTCCTACCCCAGAAGAAACGGTTGATGTAAGGGACGTAAGGAACTCCATGGTTGTAACAAACGATTTTCCTGCTGCTGGTGGAGCAAAGGCTCCTGATATTGAAGATCTACGTGCACAAATACCTGCCGCAAGAACACTACAGTCAAGGGTCGTAACTAAAGATGATCTTCTAGCTAGGATTTACACACTACCATCAGACTTCGGGCGTGTCTTTCGAGCCGGCATTAGGCAAAATCCAAATAATCCTTTAGCTGCTGAACTTTATATTATCTGCAGAGATAATAGGAACCAATTAACTGTTGCTCCTGATGCACTTAAGAAAAACTTGCGTAAGTACATTAATGAATACCGCCTAATATCTGACGCTATAGAAATTCTGGATGCAAGAGTAATTAATTTAAGGGTAGAGTTTAGTGTAGTTGTAGATCCAAGCTTCCAGAAACCGGCAGTGATACAAAAAGTTATATCCAAACTTAGGCCCATACTGCAAACTAAGATGTTTCAAATTGATCAACCAATTATAAGAACAGATTTAATGAACGCTATAATCAATACACCTGGCGTTCTTTCATTAACGGACCTTTCAATTAATTGTTTAAGGGGTATAGTTGATGAAAGAGTATACAGTAACACTAGTTTTAATGTTATTCAAAATACGGCCAAGGGATTGATTGTTGGCCCACCGGGTTCTATTTTTGAGATAAGATATCCGAAGCATGACATTATAGGCAACGCTACATAAGGGAACAATCATGTATTTGAATATAACAGCTAGCAAAGACACATACATACATAACAAGATTTTAGCAAATCGGTATAGGACATCTGACTCGAATGTAGGTGTCGCCGGTACGTTAGACTTATTTAAGTTGTACGGAGAGTCTTCGCTTCCAGGAATTGAGGCTGCAACACAAAGCGAAATAGTTTCTGTGTCATTCCCAGATCACGAAGACTCAAATTTAGATGGGAAATACTTTATACTATATGACGAAGATGATACAAAATATTATGTATGGTTTAACGTCACTGGTGCCGATGAGGTCTCAACAGATCCTGTCGTAGCTGATTCAACAGCAATCCCGGTATCGATACCTGACGGCTCTTCGAAGATTGCCATCGCCGCGGCAGTAACTTTGGCTTTTGACGCATTCCCAAAATTTTCGGTGAATGATAATCTAACTGGAGAGATTGAGATTACTGTTGTTGCAAAGGCCCCAGTTCTAAACGCTGCTAACGGAGACATATCTAGCGAAGCCTTTGAATTAACTGTTACGCAGCAAGGCATGAAACCCGGGACATTTAATTTAGATATTGATGCAGACGGCACCCCGGATACTGCTATAGAGCTATCCAGGGTTTTGTTGAATTTTGACCTATCTGAATTAGGAGATTTTTCTACTTTAGATGTTACTGATACTGACTTTAAAGCAACCTTGAGGTTGTTTGATATCCTAGACGGCCAGATGGCTCCAACAAATTTTAATGTTGAGTTATTTCCCATGGCTAAGACATTTACTGAAGGCATAGGAAGGGACACAGGGGCATTTAATGATTTAGACATATGTAACTTTGTAACATCATCTTATTCATCCACACCCGTCTTATGGGGCACGCCTGGTGCAAATAAGAAAGGTATTGTTGGCGACGGCGAGACTGATAACGATGTTTTTGCATCTGGCTCTGAGGGTGAACAATATTATGTCTCAAAGGAGTTCGTAGAGGGGACGGAACCATTTACCTTTGATGTAACTAACATTGTGAAAGCAATGGCAGTTGGTGATATTACTAACCATGGCTTTAGAATCTCATTTTCTGAACTTGAGGAGCAAGACGGCAAGACATATTTCTTGAAACGCTTCGCGTCACGTCACGTACTAAATCAATATTTAAAGCCCCGGTTATGCATTTCCTGGAATGACTCTTACCGTGACAACAGTAAAAACGCAATATTTGATACTAGTACCACACTAACATTTCAGAATACAGTTAGAGGCACCACTGAATTTGCAACTGATTATGAATACACAGTGGATGGCACTAGTGATAGCCTGGCTTTGACTATATCTACCGGTTCATATTCACAAACCTTTGCTGCCTCACATGCAACTGCCTACGGTACTTTAGAAAAAGAAATTGATGGTATGTATGGCACGTCATTTACTATTAACACCCTAGATGATGGTGAAGATCGCACCGTTAGCTCACAAGAAGAAATAATCAGGATAGAGCTAGTAGACCACAATGAGGATTCTGAAAATCTTATAGGATACTATTTTACGATATCTGATAATGAAGCAGTGCCCTCAACTTACGATTTCTGGTTTGGTTTAGACGGCGATGATGCCCCTGCCGGCGCAGTTAATAATCCAACCCAAATAACAATTACAGCTTCAGACACTAGTACTTCAATCGCAACAACTACAGCGGGCATAATAAATGCCGTCAACGGAATGTCTGCAACTGTATACAGTTTAGGTGTTGTTCATGTTACACTAGACACCCCGGGCCTACCAGCTAGTCTTGCATCTACCGGTACCGTTGATGATGATGATTTTGATGTGGTAAGGTACCAAGAAGGAAATAACATTACCCTCCAAGAACACATCATAGCTTCCGGCTCAATTTCATTTGACACAACCTGGTCCGGTAATTCTTCACCCGACGGTACCGGTACTGAAGTTACCTTACTAACCGGCTCTTTAGACATTAATACGGCCTCTAGATCGGCATTTAACGCAACGCGTCGAAATCTGGTGTTTTCTCTGCTTAATGCTAAGCAATCATATAAAACTAGCGAGAAGGCAAAGATGAGGGTATTCTCACGAGACTTAAATCAAGAACTCCCTTCTGCGAAGGTAGCGCTAGAGATTGAAAGTGCAATATTTGATCAGGCATATTATAGGATTAGAGATGTTGTGTCTGGTGACTTGATTATTCCTTTCGAACAGGATAATAATGGCACTCGGCTCTCCACTGATTCTGCTGGTATGTATTTCGAGCTAAATATGTCATCGCTGTTTCCCGGGAGATCATATACTGTCGATTTGTTAGTTATAACAGACGGCAATGAGTCAGTTTTTGAGTGTAAGAATACTAGGTTTAGGGTTGATATATAATGGCTATTACATCAAAATCGCGTCTGTTCACACCATCAGTCGTTAGAAGGATAATATCATCTAACACTCCGGTGACAAAACAGACGGCAAAGGATAAGATTGGATCTGATGACCACGATGACGATCGTGATTTTCGCCTAGATGGTCCTGGAGAGGGAATCAAGTCGACGCAACAATTAAATGTTGATTGGTCGAAGTTTGAAAACCACACATTCTTTAATTCCGCAGAAGCTAAGGTCAACGTTGCATTTGACACAATCATCAACAATTACCCATTTGATGGTTCTAGGAAAGAAGTAGAAGACTTCTTTAACAAACTTACAGGCTATGAGAGATATGTTTTTGATAATTTCCCAAAATCTACTGGCGCCTTAAATTTTGGAAATGACCTAATTCTGAATGTATCAGACAAGTCAGGAGCATTATTTCCTTCGTTGTCTAAAAAGAAAGGTGAGGTTGTCCTAGATCCAGGTGAGGAATCTATCTCATTTGAGACGCATGTTTTTATACCATCTGGTGTGCCAAGAAATATTGCGGCCGGCCACACTGAGGAGTATAACGGCAACCAGGTGATCTGTCAAAAGATTGATGCACTAGGCACCACCGGTTTTACACTAGGGCTTTTAGATTCACGATTAAAAAATGTACTCGAACAATTATCAGATAATGATGGTCGTTTGCTTTGGTATATACCTTCGGGATCACCAGACGACCCTTTAACTACTGACGTAGATGAGTCTTATGATACTCTTTCTGCTGAAGAGGCAGGGTATACAGGGCTAAGTGCTGATGGTATGTACTGGTCAGAACAAGAGTGGGCAGAATCAAATGGCTATGATCCTGTTTTGTACGAGCGCAAAGATGGGTTATCTTCATGTGATTTAATATTCCTAGCTTCTTCTGGCTCAAACCATCTCTCTGCATCAATGGAGCTACCGAAGGGGACATGGTCACATATATGTGCAACGTATGACAGGGGCATTGGGCAAAACAATCTTAAGCTTTACCTAAACGGTGAGCTTAAAACAACGACTTTAAAAAGCTACAACATGGATACTTTTTCACGTGCTTTAGATGAGTCTGAACTTCATCCGAATGTTGAGCCATTTTCATTTAAAGTTTCTAGTCTCACCTTGGGAGGGGGTTCAACTCATTTCCATGGTACCTGGCCTGAAATTAATGAAGTTGATTGGTCAAGCGTAGACGCTTCACATGACGGTATTCCTGATGATCGGTATACTGCTTCGCTAGCACCTTCGGTTAATTTTACCCAGCGCAATGATAATACTCCCCTATCGCCTCTGAGAGACTGCTTTACCCCGACAGAGTTCTTTTCTGGCTCCCTAGACAATTTTAGGGTCTGGCATTCAACTAGGTCTGAGAATATCCTTAAAGATCTTTCAAGGGGAGATGTATACTCTGATACACCAGGCTCTTTGAAGTTATCGTTTAAATTTAACGAGCCCTCTGGTGACTTTGACTCTAAGGATTTAGTACTTGATTCATCTGGAAACGCGCTACACACTAAGATTATTAATTACTTTGATGATTGCAGGAATCCCTTGTTGAACCTCAATCCCATAGATGCTTCTGTTGGTGATCCGGATGATCCATCCCTTCCCAATATCACCCATGAAAAGCCATCATTGAACCCGATCCTATTTCCATCTTATCCCGATGTTGTTTCTTTAAACAGGCGTTTTATTGATACTGCTTCATGGTATGACACGAATAATCCAAACCTAATAACAAACTTGGTACCAAAACATTATTTTGCCGAAGCACAATCAGAGTTTGGGTTGTCTGAGCTATTTACCGACGCTGAGACAATAGGGTTTAATCCAGCACAAGATGTGCCTGGTGGTTCACAAATAACATCTCCTCAAATAATGCAATCATTATTGTTTACTTGGGCTAGATACTTCGACGAAATGAAGATGTTCTTAGATCACTTTGGTAACCTAATGAATGTTGATTATGAGTCGACTGAAACAATACCTGAGAACTTTCTTCCATTCTTGTCTAACTATTATGGGATTACATTACCAAAGACATTTACTGATGCATCACTATCACAATTTCTAGAAGGTGAAAATATAACACCTGACCAAGGGATATCAGAGCTAAGTCTTCAATTTGTACAAAACCAGATCTGGCGTAGGATACTGGTGAATATGAACGAAATACTACAATCAAAAGGTACTATTCATGGCATTCGGTCACTGTTATTATCTATGGGTATATCTCCAGATAAGCTGTTTAGATTTAGAGAGTATGGGGGCTCTAAGGATACTACATTAAATGATGTAAGGAAATTTAGGGTTGAAGTATCTTCAATGCTTGATTTTTCAGGCTCCCTAGCCGGTGTTAACGAACACCGTCCTGCTCCAGGTGTGGGTAATCCGTTTAGCTATGTGCACAAACCGTTAGTTAGCCCATGGGATGCAACCGTTGCAGACGACTTAACATCATTGCCGGTTCCTTTGCCGGATGACTACAAGAAAGCACCTTTTATTACTCCGTTTATAATGTCACCATTCCTGTCAGGTTCAAGGGTTGAGATAGGCCCTTGCCTTCCTGATACAGATATACCTGTTGCTGAAGCAACACTGACACTTGATTATAGCTTACCACCTGACTCTGCTTACTCTGATGTTACTCCACGTTATAGGGAGTCGGCAGGGTACCTTTCTGATTCCTTGTTGCTTGATAAAAAAGCATTCCGAATTAAAGATACTGACTCCAACTTATATACACTACAGTTTAGATGTTTTGATGACACAGAGATTTTGCCTGAAAATATTGAGATTGATATTCGTAGCATAGAGGACAGAATAGATATTGCTCAAAAAGTTGTTGAGGTTATAAACAACGAGACACCATTTATTTCATATAATATTTCGGAACAGAATGACGGAATTATAAAGATCATTCAAACTTCCGGCGGAAGGGTAGGTAATTATCCGGTCGAGTTGTTGCAAGTGCAAGAAGATTCAATGCTCCCATGGAATGGGTTAATACAATCAGTTGATGACCTTGGCAACAAACTATGGAAGCGCCCCGACGATGTATCTGGAATAGTGCAGGCAACTGACATTGATGGTGTTTTAATTTATACGCCTGATTTAGGGGACACGTTTAGTAGTGATCCTGCAGATGATCCTGTTTATCAAGTGCCGCTTACTGCAGTGGGATATGAATCAGAGCCTCAAATGCTAACATGGAATAAAGAGCAGACGGCAGAGATAGGGGTCTGGAGACATACTACAACTGGCGAACTAGTTACATATGAAGATCACCCCGACTATGGCGATCCCACAGCACCGTCTGGTGGCGTTTTCAATGATAACGATATGACACCACCATACGAAAAGGTTTTAGTTGAGCAGACTGAGGAATCATATGCATCATTAATCGGGTTTGTTCCTGTATATAACAGAAAATCGTATCTTTACTCTGATGGTTTTTCTAGCGGGCTATATGGTATGATTACCAAGGATCATCCTGATCTTACTCCCGAAGAATCTCTTTTTATTAAAGAGAATGGCAACTACCATGGATTTAACGAGACTCGTACTGACGGGCTCTTTACATCCGGTTCATGGACTGTTGAAGCAATATACAAATTCGACAAGCCTAAGCTTACCTTCTACCCTGTGACCCAAAGCCTAATGCGTATGCATTCGACATTGGGGCCTGAAGGAAGTGAACAACATGTTGTTCTTTCAAACTTACTTTGTATGAGAGAACCTGAGTTTGATCAAGAGACAGGTACGGAGATAATAAAGCCTGACGGCAAAGTAAAATTGTATGTACGTCCTGAGTTTGCAATTGGGACCGATCCATCATCAGGTCTACCAGATCCTAAGGAATTAGTACTTGAGATAACAGGCGTTAATATATTTGACGGCCAAAAGTGGAATATATCATATGGCCGTGACAGGGCTGATCAAATTGAGTCTAATGTCTCATCATCATACTTCCTAAGGGTCTCGAAAAACCACCGCGGTGAAATAAAAACTTTCAAAGAAGATAGAAGAATGTTTTTGGAGACCATGCATGATGATAACAAAACATTTTGGTCAGATATCACAACTGAAAAAAATGACTGGGGCACATTTATTGCTATCGGTAGCCAGTCGCTTCCAGACGATACTGCAACCTCCGGATTAGGCCTCAATACGCCCTCACCGGAAGAGAAGACTGTAACCGATTTTTCTGGAGAAATAGCACAGCTTCGATTCTGGTCTAAGGGGCTAACCACTAAGGAGACCAAAGAACATACCAGAAACCCTATGTCTCTAGGTGTACAAGATCCTTCTACTAATTTTAACTTTGCTACAACCCCCATAGGATCTTGGGAAAAGTTGCGTATGGATATATCTTTTGATCAACCGGTCACTGCGTCTATTGAGGATGAAGCAGCAGATCAGGCATATAGAGACGCCAACATGACGCCGTTAGGCTGGATAGAATTGTTTGACTTTTCACAGGCTTCGGTTACTGGTTCAAGAGGCGCGTTATGGAATGATTCATCACACACAGACAAGATGAATTTCCATATGTACGGATATGGGTTTGAAGCAGAGATATCAAATATAAAACCCGAAAGGTTTGACTACCAGACAATAGATGCAAAGTTTGATGAACAATCTGTTGATAATAAAGTTAGGATCAGGGGGTTTCAACATACCGAGAACATAGAAGAGTTTCAAACTGATGTTGCCCCGGTTCATGAAATACTTGCTAGCGAAACCCCCTCTGACGACACTAGGTTTAGTATCGACATATCGTCTGTACAGGCCCTTAATGACGATATTATAAAGATCTTTGCTACCCTTGAGTCGCTCGACAATATCATCGGTGCCCCTGAGCTTGTGTTTACTCAATCGTATCCTGACTTAGAATTTCTAAGAAAAGTATACTTCAATCGCCTTGAAGGGAAGGTTAGGGTTAAGTCATTTTTCGAATTCTTTAAGTGGTTTGACAATGCGGTGGGTGATCTTATTAAGACATTAATCCCCAGAAAGACTCATTTCTTAGGCGTCAACTTTGTTGTAGAGTCACATATGTTAGAGAGGGCAAAGATGACATATAACTATAGTGATGTATATTTGGGTGATAAGAATCGCCATGGACTTAAAGGCACAATGACACTCCAGCAGTATGTAGGCCAAGTTAAGAGGTTTTAAAAAATGACAAAAGCATCAACACCTTCAGGTTCTCTAGACGAGGCAATTGCATTTAGACAAGGTATTAGTGTAGTAACAATTAAAGATCAACTTACCGGAATGCTTCCTAAGTTTTCTGCTGGGACGAGATCAAGAATTGTAATCGACGGCAATGCACCAGAGTCTGACATATATTATGACGACTCGATGATAGGCCTCGGCCCGGGTTCGATAGTCCCGACTCCTCCCACTACCTCGCCTGTTTTTCTGTATGATCATGATTTCTCTAAGTTTAATGACTTATATGATATTCCGTCTCCCGGGATAAATAATTTACTAGTATCAGGATCATATACCGGTGATTTAGATGCTACATTTAGAATCCAGATTGCCAATCCGGATGACCCTGATGTATATACAATATCGGTGCCTGTATACCAGTCCGTATCCGGTTCACCTGGTTTAGATGACATGCATGTAGTTGTAGATAATATTACTGAAACTACATCAGAGGGTGAAGAGAGAATTGTTATAGCATCTGGTAGTTATGAAGCTTCTCAAGGCATTAATGTATATAAGGTTGAAATAGCATCAGCAGAAGAAGATGCAGTAGACACAATCAGGTGGTATAAAAACGATACCCTTCTTACCCCAGCCGGCTCTGAGGAAGTAATAACGGCAGTCGGCGGAAACACGTTAATAGACGGTACTAATAAGATTGTTGTTAAGTTTGACTACGATGGTTTTGAAGATTATAGGTACGGATCTCCAGCAAAACATACGGTAGGCGATTCATGGTTAATTGTTGCAGGCGCTCAGCAATTCAGGTGGTCAAAGGGGGAGTTTGACACATCCTCAAGCTCAACACTCGAAACTTTACCAGGGGCCCTGCAAGACAATGCCGGACCAATCGGCATACTACAGACAGACTATCAATTAGTATCAGACGGAATATCTTTGCGTTTTCCTGCTCAAGCAGGATATCCTGATGGATCAGATCCAAATGTGCCGGCCACACTGTGGGAATTTAGTGTAACCTCTCTCAAGCCTGAAGCCGCCATTACGGCAATGCAAGAGTCTTCTGGAAAGATTCAAATATACCCAGATCATCGAACTGAACAAAGAGATTTTGGGCAACCTAAGTTTCATAGCGATTTTGACACTGCTGTAAGAGATCAAGCACAGATATCGACTGTCAATGTTTCAAGGCTTCCGCTTATAGGTGAACAATCAACAATTCCTGGTGCCAGAACAACATTGGGTAACACACAATTATATGATAGCCCTATTCATAAAAAGAAAAAGCTTTCTGCTTTGGAGGCTAATTTAGTAGATGAAAGAGCAGGAATTCCGATACTAGACCTCGACCCGCTAGCAAGGGGGTGGAAAAAGTCATCGGTTTCATCTGACGGATCAGTAGGTCCATACTTTACGATAAAAGATTTAAGGGATAAAGCTACTAGGCCAAGAAATAATCATTTTTGGTTTAATCACGGGAATACAACAACATCAGATATTACACTGTACGATGACAAAGATCCTGCACCACAAGCATCAGACCCTATAGCAATTGATATATCGGGTCGCGACCTTTCTGAGATTGAATTTAAGGGAAGTAAGGAACTGGAATCGGTCGGCATATATTCTATATATAATATACCGGCATTAATGCCTTTGTCTACACCTGCTGCCGGTAATGATTACTGGTCTATAGATTCCGGTATAACCATGGTATCTGTAGATGATGTTCATCCCCATGGAGATCCAGGTCCTATAGCATGGCCTTCAAGCGTCAATACGTCAGGTGATACACTTTATTCTTTAGTTTCTGATACTGGCGAAAACTATGTTTTAGCCGCAGCTGCAGGCTGGTCTCCGGATATTGGGGAAGATGATCCGGGGATTCCAGATAAGATGTCGGTAGACAAATTGGGTAACATTATTGTTAACACAGTCGGGGTGCCTACACCTTTAGAAGAAGCACCTTGGATGGAACACCATGGATATTTCCCAGCCTCTTTTAGCGAGGTCGAATGGCTTCAAAGGAATGGGTATGTTGCATATGAAGATGTTTTACATAATAACTGGTTCACTTTATATGACCATGATTACCAAGCATATTGTGTACAGTTTAATGTTGTTGACAACATAGATTCTCTCCCCTTTGTTGCTGCCGGATTAACTGCAGCAGATCTACAAATAGATACTGACGATGATGGGATACCTGACAAGAACAAGACGAAGGCGGACCCATTATTCGTTAAGCTGAATATAAATCGATTTGATACTGCAGAAGTTGTTTCTGAAAAATTAGTAACCAGACTACAGCAGACTATACCAGCTGCATTATTAAACCCATTACACCCATTTTACGTTGGTGTCGATACCTCAACAACTTTTAAGGCAAAACAAAGCACCGCGGCAGGAAGCACAGCGGTAATAGAATTAATGAGTTTTGGGAAAGTACAGCAGTCAGATGTTGAAGCTTCAATTTTGCAAAACGGATTTCAAGCATGGCTAACAAATGTTGGCTCACTAGGTTATGCACAAAGTGTTTTAGACAGCGATCAGGTGACAACTCATCAAGTAGGTAATTGTATATGTTTGTACAATGCAACTAGCTATGCATATATTGCGCCTTTAGTCGCGCCGTTTGGTCATGCAGATCTACCCTTTGGTGCTACGCTATCTTCATCAAGCATGTTATGGTCTAATGATTCGGGTGAGACATTATATACTTTGGTTGATTTGCTACCTGTACCTGGTCTCGATGCTGACGGGTCCGGAGCAGTAACACCAGCCGAAGCATGGTCGGCTGGATATGTCCCATATGTAGGTGTAGATGCATCTTCACCTCATATTATATGGTTTAACCTTGAAGGGCTATCCCGGCCTCTAGCAGGTCCTGCCGGCCTGGCAGCTGATGGTACAAGTCTATACAACCTATGGTCATACAGTTTGGATGATGATTATTATTCTGAAATAGATACGGCATTTGCACAAGGCAACATTTTAAGCGTCATGGCACGCCATAGGACACCTGGTCGTACGGCATCTTTTTTCGTCAACGAAGGGATAACACTAAGTACTCATTTTAGTATACCTTTTATTTCTACAACAACAAATGATAGTTCATCAATTAGGATTCTTCAAAGAGACCCGGGTCCGGTTGTTACGACGCCTGTATCTATAGATGATGTAAGCTGTCATTCTGTCAATTCAGGCGCCCTCACAAAGCTCCTTCACCCGGGTATGCAATTATCACCAGACACTAGGGATCGAGACTATGTATGCGACAGCATATTACTGGCAGTAAATGATCCACTTCATGTTAAAGAAAAGTTTATCGCTGAGAAGCGGGTCGTCGAGAATTATGCAACATTCAAGATTAATTGTGTAGCAGAGCAGAAAAGTGGGAAATTATTTGACTACACGAACCAGTCGTGGACAGATCCGGATCCGGATGTACTTTTTACCTTGGCGAAAAACTTAAAAGGTGGATCAGTCGATTTATCGAATTATGAGCCAAATGTTGCTGAGTTATTTGCGAACATACCTCAAAAAGAAATTGACAACCAACTAATTTGGAAAAAGACACAAGCCTCTACGGCAGAACTTACAGCTGCATCAGCTGGGTTTGATCCGTCGGACCCGGTTAATAACAATTATGATCTAAAGAATAGAACACTCTGGTCCGATAATGTTGTTGCTGCCGATAGGACGGTTATAACAACATCATATGAGCTAGGCTTAGAAGACGATGACATGTCCGCAGCCGGATGGTTTAACCTAGATAGCCCTGGGTGGGAAAATATCACAGAGACGCAGTGGATGACCCATGAAGGTTTTCATGTTGTACCAGCATTTACTCATAAAATATCTAGGGCAGCTTATTTCTTCCTGCCTCATCCCGATATTAATTTTTATGTTTGGTTTGATGTTGGTCAACTTTCAGCTGATCCTGGAGATGATGGTGCCCTTGACCCTGATATAGCTGTTGATATAGATGGCATACCCAATATTGAATACAACGGTGGCGCCGTCAGGGTGTCCTTAGATAGCTATAGTACTTCTGGCGATGTCGCTCAACAACTAGTTAATAGGATTAACAGCACTCGGCATGACGTTAAAAAGTCATATGTCCAAATAGGCGTGGATGATGATGCTAACCCAATATATCAAGCAATAAGGGCTGGAAACATATCAGAATACTTCACTGCCAGTATTAACCCTGATGATAGCTCTGTAGTAGATGTCATATGTAAGAAGCCTGGATTAATTAACTCGAGTGTTTTTGACAAGAATAGTTCTTTAAACTTACCAGTTACAGAGTCCGGTGATACATTTTTTATTGATCTGGTTGACGATGGGGATACTGACTTTTATGTTGACATAACAAATGCTGTTCCTGGATTTCTTCTTCCCCCTGTAACGGATGTATCGACACCTGATGCCGACACGAATCTTAAAGTTACAGTAGATGAGGTACCATATTCACCTGCTCAACCCGGCCTAACAAAAATAACTAGTGAATTTCTTCCTTATGAAGATATGAACAGTATGGATCGTGGTTATAGAAAGACACTTGAGGATGGTACGGAGGTCGCAGTAGCTGGGCCTGTTGCGTATATCGAGGATGACGTCGGCAGCCTAATATACCCTGTTATAATGTCAAATGTTAGTATGAAGGATCCGGATCAATATGACGGCGTGATTGAGCCCTTAGAGATTAGATCTAGGGCTAGCCGAAATTCTCCGGATGGGTACTTCACTGCACATGATGTTAAAGGACAACTGCAGTCTGATGTTGCTAGTGACTCTAGGAGAAGATCAAATCCTATAACACAATTTGTTAACAAAACCACGACAAGTTTCGAGCCTTATGAGGATGGAATAGAACATATGGAGTCAAGCCCTGCTGCTGATGCATTTGTTCGTTCCCCTATTTTTAATGGTACCGGTGTTAATGACATTGAAATTATTGGCAACTACGCCGTGCCTCCGGGCACCGGTGCTGAAAAGTACTACATACAATGTGTCACTGGCTACCCCCCAGTAAGCTCTTCACCAGGAGATAAATTTCGGTGGAGAAGAGGGACATCTGATTGGTCTGAAAATGTAGAATTGGCACCGGTCGACTTAGAGGCATCAATTGTCTCCTTATCTTTTGATGATTTAACTGCAAGTACTACGACTGAATATAAAACAGCCTTAGTTCCAGTCGGCTCATATGGATATAAGATCAATGTGTATGCAAGGGGTGATATCAATTTTGCAAATGAGTTTTATACGTTACAGTACTTCGATGGTTCTTCCTGGAGGGAACTATCATTACCTGGGGGTGCACCCTTAGTCGGTGCCGGCACAAGTGGCGTGCCTACTGAGATTAATGATATGTTTCATCCTGCATATTCGCCGGCCCCTGTTGCTGGTTCCGGATACACCCCAGGTAGATATGGGTATTCTATTATTCCTCATTGGTCATATGAGATTGACCTAAGTACTGGTGTTTCAGAGGAGCTACCTTTAATCTCCGCCGGCCAAATTCGCTTTAGGGTCTTTACCTCACCGAATGTCAATAATCTTTCTGGTGTTAAAAACAATGTCAAGATCTCTATTGAGTTTGCCAGAACAGCCGGCTCTTTAGGTCTAGACAATGGGCTAGGCGCAATATTCGGCAGCATTAATAACCACTCACCAGGTGATGAATGGGAATTTGAAGCGGTATCTCGCTCTCATCAAGATTCAGTAGGGTGCCTACCACTTCCCGGTTATCTAACATGGCAGGAATCTAGTATTGATCCATTTATAGAGACGACCGATATGGAGGAGTATGCATCAACTGTAGTGGGCTTACCTAAAGACTCAACTACCGCATCTTCAACATTGGCATTTGCATTTCCTGGGTTTAAACCCACAACAATGATAGATACCACCGGTAATGGGGTACTCAATTCTACATGGGAGCGTGAGTATATTCGTTCATTAAACGGCCAGGCAATAACGATAGAAGATTCGTTGGGGGCCAAGGTAAGGCTGGAATTTGATGATGACGGTATATTGGAAAATGATGGTGATCACCTGATAAGTCTATTGAGGCCAGAGACATCATACATACGCTTTCCGGATATTGATACTTCATTTCAAAAAAGAAATGCTAAAGGAAATCTTTTGTGGAAAGATGCCGCCTTAAATGAGTTTACAGCATACTCTTCATCACCCCCCGGTGAAAGGGCTAGTGACTACGGGCTACTGGTATTTGATTCTGTCGACTTTGAAGATCTATCAGAGACAGAGTGGGCCTCCGGTTATGACTTACAACCCGTTTTAGTTGCCGCAACCGATATCTCACCAACGTTATCTAATATTTCTGCATATGCTGGAAAGTATTTTATTATAACAGATGAGCTTAATTCAAACCTAAAAGAGGTTTCTGTTACACCCAGCGTATTACTTGAGACAGATCTGGAGGGAGTAAATAACACCATTGCTGGTGGCCGCTATGCTGTCTGGTTTAATGTTGTTGACAACGAGACTGGTTTAAGCTTGGCTTCTGCACCAGAATTTATTGATGGAGTTAACATACAGGGTGCAGTTAATCTTTACTGGGACAGCATTTCTTCCAGTTATCTGCAGGTCGAAGCATTACCTGGCGGGTTTGATCCTTTGTTACATGATGAAATACAGTGGACATTAGAGAATCCTAGCCCACTCCCTGTTGGGGAGAGCGTATATTATACTACAAAGGTTACTAAACAACCTACTTGGTCGTCTGACGCCGGCGGAACAATCAAATGTGCTAGCCCGCTAACATCTGTTCCAGCTGGTACCGGGTGGAACCCAGATCCAGACTCACAAAGAATGTCAAAAGATTCCACCGGTACCTCCCTGTGGACTCCAGATAATAATGTCACAATCGATACCGCTGCTGGCTTTGGCCTTGATGACACAGTGCTAATTAGTGATCCTCAACACCCAATATCAAATGGATATGTATTAGCTGAGTTATCTGAGTCAGCATGGCATTTATATGAAGGATACAAGAACTATTCTCATATGATACCAGCACTAATACAGGTTGATTGCAACACTGGGGACACAATCAATCAATTGGCCAAAAATGCAACTAAAGCAATTAAAGAGTACAAAAACAAGAATCAAGCATTAGTTTTTGATTGTGTTTATATACATGGCCCTTCATACATAGATTTACATGACCTAGACCCAACCATAGACTCAGATGAAGACGGAGTATCTGATGTAAATGAATACATTGCCGCTGGGGAAGTGTGGGAACCGGCAGATTATGATAACATCAAGCATGTGAAAATAGAGCCTGAGTGGTTCAATCAATATGCATATGATCCTTTATCCCCAGGTACAAAAACAGCACTCGACGCCGGGTGGTCCCGCGGGCATATTACAATAAAGGTAGTCTCCAGAAATCTAGGCTATCACAATATTACAAAGCGCCCCGGCCTGTTCCCCTTGCCTGGTTCACACGAACCGCTATACCAGAATGTGCAGCTAGCCCCGACCCCTCCACCTACATCTGTAAAAGATTTTGAAGTTACTACTTACGACACAGGCCGTGGCGGCCACCACCCACTTAAGGACGTGCTGCATTCCATCTCAGAAACTATAAATGACTTGAGCATTGACATAAACAGTGAGGTCATGTATTCAGATGTTACAGGTAAAAAGTATACCGTCACAGGCTCACCACCCGGACCCAAAGAGCTATATCTAACAGCTGCAACCACATGGGACGGTGGAATGCAATTTTCTATAACTTCCGGGACTGTCTATGATTATCTTTATGCCGGTGACTCGTTAATTAACAACGTTTTGATTAGGCACAGAACAAAATTCATGAATGTTTACGTCGGGGGATCAAATTATTTTTATATTGACAGTCTTCCCGGGCTTAAGTTAACCCAAGGTACACCTGGCCCGTCTGGAAATACCAAGGTTTTATTCCATTATTATAAAGATGACATTCGGGGCAACATAGTTGCTAGCGATTTCGCCGGCGGAACTACAACAGGCCCTCATGTTGACAGTGTACTTATGGGTATGAATCCATCAACACAGCAACTTCTGCCTCATGATCACGTGTCTTCTGCAGCCGGTATGATATACAATGATGCACCCATGGGCACCGATAGCATCACATTCGGCGGGTGGAAGAAATAGCCAGTGATAATATATGTTGTTAAGTTAACTCAGAATTTTGTCGAAAGTCCTAATTATTTGTGTGAGTAGATGAAAGCGAATATGTGTACACCATGCGCTGACACGATATTGCGGATAACAATGAGAAAACTAGTAATATAATATTGTTAAGCTCTGTTAGTTAGGATGACGTAAATATGCCAAAAATTAAAAAAGTTATTATAGGGGACGATGGCTCGCACACATACCCTGATGGAGTAGAGCCAGGTTCAGGGTTTCTAAATCAACCTGTAAGGGTCATCCAACAAGAGAGTGATTGCCTACCTTTATCTTATCCTACAATTACTAGGTCAACCACTAGGGGCCTGGTGGGTAATGAACCAGCTATCCCTTTTGATGACAGCAAGACAATAGTATTTGATTCAGCATATGCTACTGCATGGGTTTATTTTACACGCCGCCCTAGGGATGGCAGCACACTAACCCTGTTTGATCCTGCAGGGACAATTGAATTACTTCCTCCGGTAGCTATTAAAGATATTAGGCTAGATGACCTCTCCGTTTCCGCTGGTGCAGAAACGCTTACCAGCGAGCAGGTATATGAAGTTGAGATCGTCTCCGTCTCTACAACCGAACTGATACCAGATACCGGAGAGACAAAGAATTTCCCCACATCAGATGTACCTACAATCCAAGGTAGCTGGCATGGAATAAAAGAGATCGCTGGAATCGACTTAGAATCAAATAATTATGAGATTGCATTAAGCGTAAGCAGCTTGTGGGATCCTTCAAGCGATGGCACAGATCCGGTGTATCCGGAACCCACCGATGATAACATTCCGATCGGGACCTTCGAAGTAAGCATAGTAGAAATCGACAAAGTTACCTCTGCACAGACCCTAGTTGCAGATTCTGAGATTACATTTGATATGCCTACGACAGGAGAGGGTACACCAATACCAGATTGTGGCATCTCAACTCCTGGCGCTCTAATAGAGCTTTATGACGGGTTGATAATCACATGGCCTAACCCAAGAAACGTGATTGAAGTTTCTGACTCAGCTGGAACACATGAATATGAACCGGCATATGTTGTTACCCCTGGTGACTTACCAACATGGCGCGCCACACTCCCTTCCCCTGATATGTTTAGATGGAGAAAATCCTCCGACACCGGCTTAAAATGGGATGGTTGGCAACCCTCCGTAGATGGGAAGATGATAGGGACCGGTAACGTAAAGCAAGATATTATTATCCCTAACCTAAGATATTCAAATGCTGACGAGCTCGGGTACATCTATTCGGATCCAGTCGATTATGCAAATATCGCACCAGGAATGATGAACTCGCCTTCTTCATTTTTTGCAAATGTTTATGCAAGAGGTGATCTGTCTGCAACTGATGTAGATGAATTTTACATAGTAGAATATTCTTTAGATAACACTTGGCCTGGAGTACAAATAGGAACAATCAGCGAATTAAGATCTTCTCAATATAGTTCTACATCTCCATCTCATTGGGTTGGCTTATCTGCCTATGCTCCGTTTGCTGATGGATCCGCATTCACAAGCTCACACCTTGATTATGTCTTAAAGGATGATGCCGGCAACCCTGCTGAACTATATATGCCTAATGATCCTCATGTTGTATCACCTTCAATTGCGCTACCAGACCCTGCAGGAAAAATATACTTTCGCGTCAAGGTCGGATCCAACGTTTCCTGGGGCAAGTGCGAAATCAAGATCAGTTTAAGTTATAATGGTCTTTTGTTGGGTATTGATGGAATAGATAATGAATCTGGTGCCGGTAATAACCTAATATTGTCATGGGGAAGTTTTGCAGACCATGGAGTCGGCGACAAATGGACAATAAACGTAGAAGATTCAACATCTGAGGTTTTTGAGTTTAATCGTGGTGTAATTACAAACCCAAAAAATACGGAAGTAAATGTTAGTGGCAAGGTCAATCGCTCACGTGATCAAATTAATGCAGCACTAGCAAAAGCAATAAACACATCAGGTCTTCAAATTGAAGCACGACATGACGGGAGCAAAGTACTCCTTAGACAAACAATCCCAGGTGAGCCTGGCAACTTAAAGATATTTGCAGACAAAAGATCAAGCTGTCTTATATCAAATTCTAAAGAATTCTCTGTCGGCTCTGACGGATCTGTCACAGGATCTTTCTCTGGTGGCGATGGTTATCTAGTTTCATATCCTACTGTGCTACCAGCAAAGGTCCAGTCATATGTCGGAGATAACCCACAATGGTCAAACATGCCGAAAGAAGAATTCAGCGAACCTGGGTTTAATGTTATTACTACAGCTGATGTTAATACTAACCTAGATAGTGAAGGTAGGAGGCTGTATTATAAGATCGTGGCCGGAACCAGGATTATTACAACATCACATGACCAATCATGGACACCTGAGGCAGATGCCGCTGCCATCATCATTAATAGCGGCCCATTCCCTCCGGCATCTGATCCTACACAGGATGAGTATAGATGGCTAGGCAGTTCAGATGACGGCTTAGTAGGTTCAGAGAAACCTCACTTTGTTAGATTCGACCTTTCAGAGGGTGAGTGGGAGACAGAGGATGAGTTCATGTTCCGCAATGGCGGGTGGAGCCCGGTGTCTGCACTAGCTGAGTGGGACGAAGCCACATGGCGTGAAGAACATGGGTTCATACATCCGATGCCAGTTCCATCACCATGGGCCTCATCAAGAGTCATGACTCCCAACACTTTATCGGATGATTTAGGCAGGGGGTTAGTTAACGTTGGCCTAATTGCTACCGGCAGTACCAAGAAAGGGGTCTCTGACTCGTCTATTTTATATACCGAACGTATGGCTTCTATTGAGACCACCCCGTATTATGACACCGGGTTTGACCTTAATGATGAGGATGATTATTACCTTGAAGGAACATCTGCTGTCGTTCATGAAGGCTTTACCAGCCCATTAAAGAGTAAGACGCAGGTCTCTATAGATTTAAGCACGGCTAGTTCCACAACTTTTGGTATGGATCAAAAAGCTAGTGAGGCAACCACTTATCACTCAATGGTTTATTATAACTTCTCTGCAAAAGAATGGCAACAGGTTGGCTCAGGATTTCATAAGGCACAAGGCACAGGTACACAAGCCTTTTTCGAAGAAGCAGCAATAGGTTTCTCTAGGGGTGTTGAGCTAATTCAATCATCCCCCTCCTTGGCGGCTCTTCCAATTAATGATTTTGGGTTCCCAATGCATCCAAAGTTTGAAGCATCTGAAGATCAAGCTTTGAGCATGTCAGGGTTTATCGACAAGCCTTTCATACTAGAGAAATTTGTTCTTGAGTATGATGCAGCATGGACTGAGGGTGATGATTATTCTCGTAGAAGCGTAATGTATGATGTTTCTGCTGATGGTAAAATACGCAGAGTTGATGGTTCAGGCAGTTACAACAACAAGGCAGCCATCAATAGTTTCTTTATTTTAAATCAACGTAACTGGGTCGGGAATTATGAATATAATTCCAAAGGCCTACCTTTAAAGTATTGGTATCCGCCAAACTACTCTAGAAATATCGAGCAAGGTGATGTTGATCCAAAAAATAATCGCTACATGTGGAATGGCTCGAACTACCGATACAATGCAGCTGATTCATTAGCATCATGGTTTAAATTTAACGACGACTATGATAGTGAGACGGGCAGCGCTGGTTTTACAGACGTGGTACAACCCTCAATTCCGGCAACACAAGAAAATGCACGTGAAGAAATACCTTGGGAGTTTCCAGCTGGTGCCAGTATAGAAGGATTCTTAAGTACAATAAAGTTTACCGGTTCTGAACACCTTGAACGAAACTTAAACGTTCTTTTAGGGCAGAGTGCAGCCAATGACTTTCATCCAGACGGCACTTATCTTTCAGGGTGGCCGGCCTGGCACAGCATAGACCATAATGTCGATGGCTTGTTCACCGATTGCGCCGGCCTAGACAATGATTTCAAGTGGGATGCGAAAACAGACATAGACAACGACGTCGATCCGACCAACTCAAAGGAACTAGTCGGTGTCGTTGAGCTAACTGGCGGTATGAAGAATGGTGACTGGAACCATGCGTTTGTTTTTAGAAATAAAAGGACACGATCACCGAGCAGTGCTTCCGGCCTAACTTCCGTCTTTTACAATGACCTGATCGCTGATACCGGTGAATCTATAACCTTGACATATGATTTTATGCAAGGGATTAGCACAGAGTTATTAGCTCCTGGTTCCATCGACGCTGATGGAGATGGCGTCTTAGACGTCACAATTGGTGACCGGGTCCTTGATGAGCCCCCCGATCCAAACATGGAAGACTCTGAAGCATTAAGGTTCCAGATCTCAAACTCTTTAGCCGGACCGTGGGTTGATGTTAGCGTGCATGAGCCAGATTATCAAAAGCAAGGGCAATGGCAACGTAACACAGTTACTATTGATCAATCGTTGTATTTTGATAGCCCTACTGGTTTCTATATCAGATTTACTCAAAATGGAACGTCAGGCTGGCCTGATGCCTGGATGTTTACTAACGTCTCAATGGCAACTAACCCTAGTTTTACAAAAAGTATTTGGTTTAAGTCCGGTGCTGCCAAAACCATGAACCTTATAAGTGTTGTTGATGCCGACGGTGACCCAAACAAGTTTTGGCTAATGATAGCAAAAGATGGTACGCTTAGGTTAGCTGTTGACTCTGGGTCAAACAGGGTATATACCAGGATTAAAAGCCCAAGTTCGGTCACTGACGGCTTGTGGCACAATGCAGTAATCAGTTATGACGCTACCTCTGCAAAGTTTCGGCTTTGGTTAGATGCAGTCATGATTGGGTTCTATGACAAGCCCCAAACTGTCGATTCTGACGGCACACCATTGTGGAAAAAAGGAACATTAATAGATCCAGTCACTATGTCTGATGCTGGTATAACT